ACCACTTTCATAAGCGCATCTTGCAAGATTTATTGTAACTACTCTTCTACTTCCTATACCAAGACCACCATTTCCAAAACTATCCAACCCCTTCCCAAAAATTTCATTTAAATCCATCTTAAATCTGCAACATTGCATCAACTTCATTGTGCTCAAGTCCGAAATGTAAATATTAAATAGACCTTCTGTATTTAGAGCTATGAATTTATTGAAGAAATCCTCATCAAGAATGTTTTTGTTTTCATCTACAGTCACAGATATGGTAGTAACAGGAAAGCGAATAGGCATTCCGGTTATAGGATCTTTTCTGGCCATAAGTGAAGCAAAGATATATTCTATCTCAACTATAATATCAAGTATCAACTTTCTATTTATATCTGAAACATTAAACTTTGCTTTAATGAAGTCAAAATAACCGAAGTTTTCCATGATAGTTTCAAGTCCTGGCCTGTCAGATAGGGTGACATTTGTAAATGGAGACTGATTTGCTATTCTGAAAGGTCTGTTCAATGGATAGATAAATCTCTGAAAATCATTTTCTATCTTCTTTCTAAAACCTTTTCTTGAAACAATTGCCTTACACAAAGATTTTAAGGTCAAATCATTCAAAACTGTTCTGTTTGTGTTTCTCATGTATTCATCAAGTAGAACGATGAAATAGCAAATGAAGAAATCAGCTGGATTGATGGCTCCTGTGCAGGACTGAGACATACACATTATAGTTTCCTTTACCTGCTCTGTATAAGTTGAAGCCCATCTTGGTGGTGATGAAGGCAAGATTTCCCATTCCTGACCATCAATGAGAAGTTTCAGTGTCTGCAAAGAAACACAGTTGTGGCTATAAATACCATTAACAATCAGTGTGGTTGAAGCTGTTGTTATATCATAAATAAATTCATCATCTATATCTATTTCCATGTTTGTTGTAACTAAACTCCAATCATTTTCAAACACAGGTTCAGGACTTATCTTTGCACGATATTTAATTGTGTCATTCTTATAAGGTTCTATTTCACACATGGTGAAGTCACAAAAACGCAAAAGATAGAATAGTTTATTAAGTAAAACTCTGTTTTCTGTTTCTATCATTTCAACTGAACCATTATATATAGAATCAACTATACCATTCACAAAAGCACAAATAGTTTCTACATCCCACATCAAAACATCATAGGGAATAGTAAGACCTTTTTTCAAATTATAACAACCACTTCCGAGAAGCTTCTCTACAAAAATTTCATCAAGAATACAAATATATCTTTTACCCATTGCATCAGTAACAAGAAAATTCTTTATTCCTATTGAATCAAGAAGTTCTATTATTCTACCAGATGTAATCCCATTAACATGAATCTTCACTATACACTTATCAAGATCAACTGTTCCAGCAGCAACCACAACACCAAAAAGATAAGCATATCTTCTATCAAAATTTGTCTTTCCATCAATGAAATCATAATCAAAGATAGTGTATAAAGTTTTCCCAACAAAACAATCTTTAGCTTCACATTCCCCTTCTTCTGTTATCATGGGATGGTTATCTGTAACAATAACTCCTCTTCCACTTGAAGTCTTTATATAGAGCATCTGTCTATGGCGTTTCTTCTTTGTCAACAACAGAACTTTTGTAAAACCATCCTTATCCAAAACAAAACAACCTTTTGGTTTCTTTACAAAAACACCATCTTCTACCTGTTCTTCTGGCTCTTCAACAAGACCAAACAGCTCTTCAAAAGAAACCAATAGAAGTTTACCTTTATACTTCGCAATGACAACTTCATCTTTGCAATAGGTATAAGGCAAATTCATTCCAACAGAAAGATCATGAACATAGATACCACCTGACAAAATGCTCTTCATTGTTTTTTCTGGATCAGCACCTATTTTATCCAACCATTCATAAATTTTATACAAACTGACCAACTTTACATGAGGTTTCATCATTTCCGCAAGTATCCTCGATGGTGTAGAAGATGACACATTTGAGTTTGGATCAACTGTAAAACTATCTGCATCTCTATAACACTTTTCATAATTATCAATAGGATCAAGTTTAGTTATTCCATGCATTTCAAGAATTTCCTTTGCCTTCTCAGCTCCAAAATCATTCGTAAGCATATTGTTTAGCTTGTTTATAAAAGACATTGAAGATACCATGACATCATCCCTCCCGAAAAAAGATTTTATTGATTAGAAAAACTTAGATTACTAAAGAAAAACCAGAATCAGTTTTCTTCCACAGATTCTGGTTCTCAGTTGCAAGATAAAAATTATTGTGAAGAAATTTCTTATTTGAACATCTTTCGTCATACCTTCCTGTTTTTACATAATCAACAACATCAAGTAAATATTGATAGTGTCTTTTTACATAATCAAAATCAAATCCGGTGAATAAAACAAATTTTACGTCAGGAAATCTATTTTTTATTGACAGAATAAGGTTATAAATAAAAAGAACTCTTTTTTCATTATAAAGTGGTTCTCCACCAAGTAAGTGAACTTCTTTGACAAGCTCATGAGACAGTATATTTGACAATCTTTCAACAACACTATTTACATCCTTTTCATAATCAGAAATATAGTTCCACAATTCCTTGTTATGACAATTTTTACATTTGTGCTGGCATCCAGTAAAATAAAGTTCTACTGCAAATACATCTTCATTAATAGCATAAGGAGACACCTGTCCAACAATAACCGAGTCTTTCATCTTAATCCTCCAGCAAGGTCATTTTATTAATGAAACTCTAAAACCTTTTCCACGAAGCATGTTAGTAAGCAATTCGGCTGCTTCTAAAGTCAAAAAAGGTATGTGAACATAAATTACACACTTCTTTCCTCTCTTGGTATTATGTATATTTAAGAACAAAGTATCAATATCACTTTCAGTAAATTCATCAAAAGTAAAACACAAGGTAGCACCATCAAAAACATCACCAAAAACTTCAGTTATGCCAGAAATACAATCTAAACAGCTTAATATTTCAGTCATTATTTCTTCTGCTGTAGATATCTTCTTCATCCGTCTTTGTTTTATCCTTCATTTTCAAAACCTTTTCATAGAAACAAGTTGCACAAACTATATTTCCATCTGCTAAGATAAAACCACTGCTTAATGAACATTCACACAAATAACATTTCATAGCAATCCTCCGTTTTCGGTTAAACAAGGTGCAATACCCACAATTTCTTCTAAATTAAGAACTATTCTGAAACCAGAATTTCTACTTGAAAACGGAAATACTGGTTCTATGTGAAATTGAACCTGTGGTTCATTCATTTCTGAATCAATAAATCCTGTATTCATAAGATAACTCGAACAAAGAAATGGATTTTCAAGAACTATGAATTTATCTGACACACTATAATCAACAAGCTTGCCTATAACAGCTTTGAAACCATCCTTCAATATAATTTGAACATCTGTTCCATGCAACTTTTCAAGATCTTTCATAAAATACAAAACTCCATCATTCATTCTAACCTCCTATTTTACAGTCTCAAAATATGCATCAAAAATAAACTTATATTCTTCGGGAATTGCTTCATACATCTTTCTTGCAAGTTCTCTTATTTCCCAATGTGCAGCTTTGTCTAATCTTAATCTAAAGAAATTAAAAAGACTTCTTGCATTGATAGTCATAACTAATTCAGTCTTCCAACATTCAGGCAAAAAGTATTTCAAATCATCTTGACACATACCGAATTCTTTCATTTTCTTCATTTCCATAATCAAATTAAATACAGAATATCTTAGTGAATTCTTCTGTGAATCATCAAAATGTTCTGGAACTACAATAAATTTGTCCACATCCTGCATAGAACTTATCTGGTCAATGGCTCTGTTAAGGGTATATCTTGTGGACTTTACTGAATAGGATGCTATTCTATGTCTCACAAGCTCCTGCAACATCAACCTTGAACAACCTTCAATATGGAAGGTAAAATACAAATGTTCAAATACAGAATGATGACCTCTTTTCACCAGAGACTTTAGAAATTCCTTATCAGCTAATCCAATAGAATCAAAATTACTGTCACTTCTACTTAAAGATTCATGACAAGTTCTCGCAGCCAAAACAACCAAGTAAAGACTTGAATGTGAAAGAAGTCTTACCTTCATTTGCTCTACTCCTTTTAGTTTTTTGTGAAAATCCACTTATCAATAAACCAGAAAACACAAGCACCAAAAGCTTGTCCTATCATCAAATTTATCCACAATGGTAATCCCTGTTTCTCAAGGAAAAGCATCAGCGGCATCATCACCCATGCTGAAACTTGCCACCTCAAATGATACAACAAATATCTATTCATGGTAATATATCTTATCTTTCCTAATGTCAAGTATTCCTACACTGCTAAATATAGGTGAAAGCTTAAACATCTTAGGTGATACTTTATAACCGAAGTTAAACTTTTTGGTATTATTAGCGTAGTGCCAAAATCTTTCAGTTCCTAAACCAGAATTTACATAATCTTCAAGAGACATGCTTCTTGCAAGTAGCAAATCATCTTCAAATTTATTACCAAGAAATGAAAAGACTTTGACACCAGACTGATACAATATGTTAGTAGCTACCTCTGAACAAAATCCTCCATCAGGATCAACATCTTTGGTTTTCTTAATCCAATCAATGAATGGAGCTGTCACAAACCACACCAAACCAAGAAGAGAATACTTTTGCTTCCCTATCCTTTCTTCCCACAATCTATGAATCTTTGAATACTGATATTCTGAAACTTCAATTCCTTTAACATAAATTCTGTAATTCACATAATCAGTAAAAATGTTTTCAATTGTTACCTTTGGAAATGTCGCCGAAACCACCAATCCAGCACTTTCAAATGAATTAATTACATTTGCTCTATCCATAACTTTGACTTCAGACATTTTAGTTATGAATTTCTGAAACTGCTTTTCATTCCAAATCATACCAACATGTGTTGCCTTTCCCCATGTTCTTATTTGAATCATAACTTGAACTGGAGCTATTTTCCAATTATACTTCAATGGTTCAAACACAAGAAAATAAACTTCTTTTTTCATAACATTTCCTCCAAAGAGGTCTTAATTTTGTTCAAACAAGTTTCTATGTCATCTTCTATTGATCTTACTCTTTCACCATAAAGTGATACAAAAACTTCGTGTAGTATCTTTTGTTTTGCAAAGGGATCAGTCTCTTCTCTTTTCTCAATAACTTTGTTCAGTAGTGAATAACAATCATTATATAGAGAAGCCCACTTCAATCTCTTTTCCTTTGCTTCTGATATGGGAACTTCCATAAAATCAAAATCAACCTTCTTGGCTATAAATTCAAATGTGGCAGGAGAAAATCTTTCATTCTCAAGCAAAGCAAAACCAAATGTTACATAATATGGAACATTTATGACAGACCACAATTCTGACTCTTTCATGTCTGGACTTGAGGTAACACTATCTATGTAAAGTGAAACAGCCTGCTGGCTTTTTTCACGAATGTTAGGTGTTTTTTCAACATTATAATACAAGGAAAATTCATATATTTTATCATCAGGTAAAACAATTACAGGAATTTCTTTATCATTTCCAAGAATAGCCTTTGCTGCTTCTACTCTGTGCTGTCCATCTGCCACATAATAAGTTCCATCCTTCTTAACAACCAGTGGGAAAGAAACAAACCCAAGCTTTAACATAGAAGCTGTAAGAGATTGTAAAAGTGTTCTGGAAATCTTACGCTGATATTTAGAAATCTCTAAAGACTCAATAGGCACAAATTCAAGTTTCAACCGGACACCATTGATAGGTTCAGTAAACTCAAACTCCTTCATACCGACAAACCTCCTTTTCCTTCAGTTTATCTTGTCTATTAGTATAACACAAGCAGAAAATTTGTCAAGTGGTCAAAGTAAATTTATTTCCTCAAGAATTGAACAAGCTTCACTTATTTTCTTAAATTTTTCTGGATCAGACTGGGCAAGTTTCATAAAAAACTGTGGTCTATCATTAAGTAGTTTTACAAAAAACAAAACATCTGTTAATTCTCTTGGTGGAACCCTAACTTTTTCTCCTCCAAACACAGATAAAACAAATTTAGCTGCTTTATAAGCTATATCAAGAATTCGTTCTCTACTTTCCAATTTTATCTTTTCTGACTCGTCAGCCATACTATAAAGTTTTTCAACAGTATCCCATCCAAATTCATCCAACAAAAAAGCAAAAGAAACACCTATCCCTTCTTTGGCACGAAATGCTCTTTCAAGGATTTCCTTTGGAGGTCGTTCTGAAAAATAACTCTTCTCTAAAAGAAGTTTGAAAACATCTTTTTTATCCGAAAACCTTTTTCGCTGCATCAGCTAACTCCATTCTAAACTGTTTCACTTCTGGATTTATATCAGGAACTTTCTGAAAGAAATCTATTACTGTTTCAACATCAAATTCTTCAAGAATCTTTCGCATTTCATCATTCATGCAAATTGTATAGATATTCATGTTCAAAAATGAATCAAGATCTCTTACTATATTTGTTTCTTTCAACAAAAAAAGAAATCTTTTTATATTTGTTACTTCTTGCATGAGTTCAGGCACTCCAAGATGGTGTCACGATCCACTATTGATAGAAAATCAGAAAAGAGATAAAAATCAAATGGATAAGGTTTGTATAAACGAAGAATCTTCTTTCCATTAAGTTGGCTTTTTAAGTAGCATAGTTTTTTTGATACATAAACATCTACAGCACACATAATTGGATACCGATCAAGTTTAAAAACTAAAAGACCATATCTTCCACTTTCACCTGCTTCAACTCTAAGTTTTCTCAACCATCCAAGTAAAGGAACAGATTTATCTCCTGCAATCACTCCAAATAAGTTGAACCTTCTTGTCCTTTTACATTCAATCACAAATAAATCAAGCAGTGGTCTTCCACATTCATTGATATATGTAATATCACCAAGTTGTTTTGAAGAAATATGGCTTGCTGCTCCCGAAGCATGTGTTCTCCAGAAAACCAATTCGCCTTTCTTGTAAAGATCAGGTGCCCACCACCTTGAAAGTATTTTTGCTACATCTCTTTCAAAATCTGATCCTTTTCTCTTAGACTGAGACATGGTTCACACTCCTGTGGAACCGATTCCTTTACTTCCCCTTGTCGTAGGAAAAATAATATCAAATTTATCATAAAGTTCTTCATTAAACATAAACAACATTCTTATTGTATCTGGTATTTCATAATTTGCTGGAGTTAAAGACAACTGAAATGTCATCTGTGCTAACCTTGTTCCACTTGGGACATAAGCTTTTCCGAATTTGTTGTAAAGTAAACTCGTATTAAAACAACATAGAATTAACTTACAATCACCTCTATAAGATGGGTCAATTGTTGCTGGAGAATTAGGAATCCACAATCCATATTTATGTAGAGAAGATCTTGGTCTTATTTCAGCCATCACATAAGGAGGAAGTTTTACCTTTACTCCAGTTTCAGCAATTACAGCACAATCTGGTGCATCATTAAAATAAATATCATTTAAAGGAGAAAGATCCACTCCAAAATCACTACCACTTATTCTGACATTTTTATTTTTTAGAGCAACAACAACATCAAACTTTGTGAGATTCAAGTCATGTATTGAAGTATTTTCCATCACTACTGTTTCTACAAACATAGAAACCTCCCACATCAAAATTTAACATTGAACTGAAGAAACTGTTGAAATACCATTTTCTTTTCTAACAGATATAATGCAATCAAACCTATCAGCAAATTCTGGAGAATGATCAATTACAAAAACTTGATTTTTTGTTGCAAGTTCACTAAGTAGTTGAAATACTTTATTTTTTCTTTCAAGATCAAGATTTCTAAGCGGTTCATCAAAGAAAAAGACACCTATATTCTTTCCTATAACATTTACCGCAAGATCATGCAAGGTCAAAGCAAGAGCTATTCTGGCAACCTGCTTTTCTCCCGAAGATAAATTCTTAAATGAAAACTTATTTCTTCGCCTCTTGAAAGAAAATTCTATCTTTGTATCATCTATGAAAACTTCAACGGTATAGTCAACACCAAGGTATTTTAAATAATGATTCATTCTATCTGCAATAAGAGACATTATATTGTGAACTAACTTCCTCTTTAATTCAGGAAAACCATCTTTCCAAAACTGATAAATTTGTAGTTGTTTCTCAAAATCTGCTTTTGCTTCGTTCAGACTGCTTATCTTAGCAAGAACTGCATTTAGCTTTTCCTTTCTTTCTTCTTCAAGTTTACGATAAGGATTTTCTTCTGAAGTGATTGTAACTATTCTTTCAGACAAATCCTTTATTTTAGCTCGCAACAAAGAAATTTCATCCTTTATTCTTTCCTGTTTTAATTTAAGTCTAAGTTTTTCGTGCTCAATGCTGGTAACCTTTTCTACAATGAGCTTCAACTGTGCTATTGATGATTTGATCTTATCTCTTTCATCTATTAATTTCTCCATTTCTTCTGATAATTTTTCCATCTCATTAGCAATTTCAGCACGCCTTTCTTTCAATTCAGAAGCAAGTTCTTGATTTTTTAGATTAGAACCGCACAGAGGACATCTCTTTTTCTTATTTACAAACTTTAAATGTTCACCATACTTATGATAATCTGAATTAAGAACCTCATACTGAGCTTTTAATTCTTCAAGTTTTTTATTCACTTTATCAAGATTTCTTTCATGAACACTTATTCTGTATTCAACAGTTGCAACATCCATATCTGCCAATTCTTTTTCAAGCTTTTGCATCTTTTGCTTAAGTGTTTCAGCTTCTTCCCTCAGTTTATCTATCTTATCAAATAAACTTCTCTTTTCCTTTTCAATGTTAGCTATAACGGCCTTTCTTTCATGTTCCCACTCAACTATCTTTTCAGCATAGCTCTTTTCAAGCTCTTTGGCTCTTCCTACAAATTGTGCTATTTTCACTTCAACATCTCTAATGTTAGATTCTATTGTTTTAATCTTACCTGAAACTCTCTTTAAACATCTGTCAAACAATGACAAATTAAACAATGTTGCAAGGAAATTCAGTCTCTGTGAAGGAGACATATCAAAGATAGAATTCCAATCTGATCCAACAAACACACAAGCAAAAAAGGTTTTTACATCACAACCAATAAATCTATTGATTATTTCTTGTCTCTGTGTTTTAGTCAAGTTTTCAGATGCACCGCTCACAAACAAATCTGATACAGTTCTTTTTACTTCAAATGGTTTGTCTCTTTCAAGAAAGAGATGAATTTCATAATCATCTTCACCTAATCTTATACATTCAGCAGAAGTTAATCCAGATGGAGAACGACCAAACAAACCCACTGCAACAGCTTCCAGCAATGAAGTCTTTCCTGATCCTATACTACCACCAGCATCAAAGTTTTCACCTTTTACTAAAAACAATCCTTTGGTCTTTGGAATATCTATTTCAGCATCTCCAAAAGACTTGAAGTTTTTTACTTTCAACTTTCTAACCATGCCTTATCTCCTGCAAACTCTAATCAATTCAAGACCAACTGAAATAATTTCATCTTTGTTTTCTGGTTTTTTAGAAGCTACATATTCTTGTAACATTTGTTCAAGATCAAATAATCTGTTTACTTCAAGAACCGATGATGCTTCATCAAATTCTATTTCCTCATCAATAAACAGTTTGTCAACATTCTTTATTTTGTCTCTAACAATTTCTTCAACATAAGAAGCACTTAATCCTTTTGGAATATTAATCATCAAATTAACTGGATTCTGAGGAAACAAATCAGAAATTTCTGTTATAGTGTTAACAAGCTTGTTTCTTGTATTAACAATTCGTCTTCTAATGGTGATATAAACAGGCAATTCCGGAAGTCTGTCAATAAAATCAATCTTTTTTACTTTCCCATTATTGAACAACAAAATTCCATGGAATAATCTTTCTGATTCAAAGAAAGAATCTCTAAAATCTCGCTGAAAAACACTTCCAACATGGAAATACTGATCATTGTGAGAAGAAAATTGATGAATGTGTCCAGCAAAAGCAAATCTAACATTATTAACATTCAAAATATCAATGACATTGCTTTCATCAGAATAAAAATTTCTTGAAAATGGCAAAAGTTGGTTATGACAAAAAACAATTGAATTTTCTTTGTTCAAAGTAAGCTCATTTAAAACTTTTCTAAATTCAGTATAATCTCTACGATATGCAATGAAGATAAGATTTGAACTTCTGGTCTCTATTACTTCTCTATCAGTAACTCTGACCGTTATTCTGTTAAGAAATGGTGCTGTAATTGAATCATGAGAAATATCATGATTTCCAAGAATGAAAACCTTTTCTGGCACATTCAAGTTGAAAACAAATTCGTCTACAAGTTCATACAAAACATTAGGAATTCTATCTTTACTTTCAAACAAATCTCCAAGAAATACAAACAACTGAGGTTTTAATTCATTCACTACTTTCACAATTTCATTCAAAACAAGTTTACAACGATCAAGGTAGCTCTCATGTAAGTGAAGATCTCCTACTATGGCTATCTTCATACTTTCTACTCCCACAAAATGAATGAACTTGGACGATTAGTTTTTGATTCTTCAATTATATCATTCCAAACCTTTTCAACTTCTTTCCTCAAATCATTTATCTTTCCAAGCTCTATCACTTTTTCAGCAAGACCACTTGGACCAAGTCCCTTTACATCATTCCAAACCCACCAAGCACCAGACTTAGAAATCAAACCACAATCTGAGAGAAACTTTAGGCAAGATCCAACATCATCTATACCACTATCAAAGTAAATTGAAAATGATCCAGATTTAAATGGTGCAGCAAGTCTGTTCTTCTTTATTGTGAATGTTATGTCTACACCAATAGGAAATTCCTTGTTCTTTATCTTCTTCTTGATTATGCCATCTTTCTTAACATAAATATCAACATGTATTGCATGTCTTATTCCTCTACCACCAGAATAGGTTTCCTTTCTACCATAAACTCCTATACTTTCTCTCACCTGTGAGATAACAAACAGAATCGCATTCTTTTTCTTTAAGACGCTCATGATTCTTTTGGCTGTTTCACTCATCTTCTTTGCTACTTCAGCTCCATAAGAAGAATCTCCTATATCAGCTTTCAGTCTGTCCTCAGTAAGTAAAGCATCAAGACTATCAACAACATAAAACAAGAAATCTTCTTCCTTCAGATTTTTAAGTCGTGTTATAAAATCTCCAAAAACATCTTCAAATGAAGAACCCGTGATAAGCTCAAAACCATCATTCTCCATTACTTTTTCATACATGGCTGGATTAAGTTGAGCAAGAAAACTATCAAGAAAACCACCTTCTACATCATTATAAACTATTTGAGGATTCAATCCTTTCTTAATGGCATAATTCAATGCATGAAACATTCCTTGCATTGCAAGAAAAGATTTTCCACTTCCCTCTTCTCCGTAAATGTGGTAAAATTTTCCAGGAACATATCCAACATCATACTTGTTAGTTATTGCAAGATTTAGCAATGTTGAACCTGTTGTAAAACCATCAAGTGTCATTATTCATCACCTCCACTCTTCAGCAGAACAATTCTAAATGCACGCAAAGCAATAGAAAGCCACAAAGCACTTCCAAATGACACGGAAGGAATCTTCTCAAAAACAGAGTGTAGTGCATAGAATCCACACCAAATAAGACCTGCATCCAGAACAATTTCCACAAGAACCGCAATAAAAGTTACAAAGAAAATAGCAAAGAATAAAGTTCTACTTTCTCCATAAACCTTCTTCAACTTTTCTATAAGATCCTTCAGTTTAAAGAAGCTCATCATCTTCCTCTACATCAAGATTGTTTATTTCTTCCTTAAGTTCTTCAAGATCATTTATATTTACAACTTCATCAGAAACATCAATGTAACCAAAAAGATAAGTTTTCAATTCTTCATCATCAGGATACTGAAGAAGCGAAGATATTGGTTTGATTTCATTTGCAAATTCTTCTGGAACAGCACTTTCTTTTGTAGAAATTCTTACTCCAGTATATTTTGGATAACCATTTTCACCAATTTCTCTAACAAAGAAAACATCTCTACCAGTTACAGGATGGAATATATCAATCAACTCTCCAGTTTCAGGATCTTCAGTCTGTGCAAGTATTTCCTCAAACAAAGTATAAGGCAAAAGTCCAAGTTTTAATCCTTCTGCTTCACGCATTGCATCACTTCTATCCCACACCCAAGCAAGAATAACCTTGCTTGGCTTGTAAGCAGACTTCAAAACTTCGTCAGATACCTTCTTTCTTTCGCTACAAATAACACATGGTTTACCAAGCATCTTCTGCTTACACAAGAACATCTTTCTTTCATCTCCTATGCCACGATGAAGCCAAAGAAGCCATGCAACTCCTACAAGGGAAAACTTAGGTGGAAGAATTTCTGGATTTTCCTTTGCTGGAGAAACTCCTGGAACAATCCTTATTCTGTTCTTTCCATCCTTTGGACGCCATACCTGAATATCAGGGGGAAGAAAAGTGTAAATTCCTGAAGACTTCAATACATTCTTGATTGTCTTCAGATCGTTCTTCTTTAGTCCTTCATAATCCCAGCTCATCTAAAACCTCCTTAAAAGTTATTCTCACTTCACAATATAAGCTCATCTTCAAATTTGTCAAGAGGAATTTTCACTTTTTTCCTGTTTCACCACAGTAACTTCTTCATGTTCACCCATTTCAGAAAGATTATGCATCATTCCCTTAAACTTTCCTCTTTCCATTCCCCATGAAAATCCATACCCTATCCCATAAAACAAAACACTAAGAGAAACAGAAACAGTAAAAACAACAGCAACATACAACAAAAGAGCTGACACTATTTGCCACAAAGTAAAGTTAAACATGTTCTACCTCCAACAAAAGGATTTTGATCCAAAGAAAGGAATCCTTTGGATGGATAAACTTTTGAACATCCACATTAATATATGTGGACAAGAATCTTCTATTCATCATTTGACTCCCAGTAATCCATGGATTCTGTTGGCCACTTCTCAAGAATCTTTTTCATTTTATCTACTGCATTGACTTCTATTCCAGATGCTGCCATTATTCTAATTATGTTGCTAATCATTTCTCTTCTGTGTTCAAAAAGCATTTTTATTCTCTTCAGTTTATCAATTTCCTTTTTCAATTCAAGAAGTTTTTGATATTCTGCAACAAACTGCTCATTTCTCTTGATTGAATTTTCAATTGACTTTTCAGTTATTTTGATTCCGTTCTGAAGAGCCTGTTCACGAATCTGCTTATCCAATTCAGCCACAAGCTTTTCAAGTTTCAACTTCTGAATGCCATACTGATACTCCAACTCAGGCAGATTACGAGTAAAATATTCAAGAGCAGGAAGATGATTTTCACATGCTTCCCATATTGAATCTGAATCAAGCTTCATAAAATCTTCCAACCTCATTCTCAACCTCCCTACAAAGTCTAACCTTTAGTATAGACCAAAATGGTCATTTTGTCAAGAGAAACTTTAATAATTCTTGCCGAGTCGTTCCAACTCATGTTGCATCCAAAACTTCTGCATTGTAAAGTAAAAATCTTCATAGGTCTTGTTAAAGCAAAAATAAAAGACATTTCCAGGTCTTTCAAATCTTGCATAACGCAAATCAGATTTGAAGATTGGATAAATAACAACTGACTTTACACCAGCAAGATTTGTATAATTGACATCAGTAAGTGTAATTTCAAGATTACTTTCAGGTAATGTTATCTTCTTCCCATCAAAATAATCACCACACTCAAAGTAAAGCAAAAATCTATCACTGTTCTTTAGATAATACAACTTCCGCAAGAATCCATCAAAATACAGCTTGTATCTAAAATCAACTATTTCCAATACATTTTCAAGAAGCAATGGAACAACACCATCAAATGATGAATATTTCTCACATAACTCCTTAACCTTAGAAATGTATTTCCTTTTGTCCCATGCTTGACCACTTTTCTTGTATGTAGCAATCGCTTCATATAGAATTTTGTTATGGATGATCTTTCCATAATTCATGTTTCTAAAGAAGAACAACTTCGCATCATCATCCACCTCGACGACAAACTTTGATATTCTAATACTACAAACATTCATTTTGACCTCCTTCGCCACAGTTTAGCATGTATTTCTAATATACCCCAGACAGCAAGTTGTCAAGAAGAAAATTTGGCCGTCAGTTAATAACTCTAACTAAGTAACTCGAGAAATAACCCGAAAAATAACTCAAACCAAATAACTCGATAAATAACTCGAGAAATAAATCGAAAAGATAACTCGATAAATAACTCGATTGAATAATATATTTATATTATGTGGTCTGAGAAAAGAAAAGTGATTTGAAAGAAGAAATCTTTCTTGAGTAACTATACTATCTTAGTTAAGAATAGTCTATTTAAAAAATCAATCATTTTCTTCTTTTCTCCAAGAAAGAATTAAAGACTTTGATATTCATGATTTCACTCAGATCAGGTTCAGGAAAGATCTTTGGAATGGAAGATCTTTAGTTCAACAGTGAAAAGAAGATTCTTTAAGATTCCTGTTTCAAAATTTGGTCAGGTCTTTGGTTTATCATGAGATTATCATCTCATTCTATATTGCAAAACCGTGTGTAGTGGAGTTAGGCTTTTCTAACAAATGAAATGGATGTAAAAATCTTCAGAAATCGTCTCTGACGCATTTTTTAATTCTGGGTAATGGTTTTATACCTGTAGGCAATTTTGCGTGCGTCAGAGACGCTCAGAATGGATCTCAGGGGTAAAATTTTAGAATGTCCTGACCAAAATTTGACTTGACTTTTTCGTGAATGGATGTATATTGAAGTTAGGAATATTTCTGTGAGGGAAGGGATGAATGAATTTGGTATAGTCAGAAAGATGATAATGGACTCCCTTGAAGGAATTACTTTTGAGGAATACAAGAACCTTTGTGGTTTCGGATCATTGATTCTTGAAAACCTTTCTTTGTATGATAAGGATGGATTGGAAAACTTCAATGAACTAATTTATGAGTTGCATGATGCCAAGAAGGTTTCATTGACACAACTTAGATATCGTGCAATGCGTCAAAATGTAAACATTACTGTGGCAAAAAATAGACAATATTATGCAATTTACTTTTTTCTTGTTGACTTTTTGACACACTATTTTAGAAAATGGAAAACCATCTATTTAACTGACAGAACCATTTTCTATCTCAGGAAAGCATACAGAAGTGAAGTTGTAGATAATTTGTTAAAAGAGCCATTTTTTGATTATTATGAAACTGAAATTAGAATCTTCAGAAGAGCTTTTTACAGTCTTGCATTGTATCATGTATTGCTATACAGAATTCTTTTTGTAAAGAATCCTCTGAATAAAGAAATGTTTTGGACTGCACACAGATACATTATGAGAAAGATTTTGTTTTTTGTTTTCACACAGATAGCTTTAATTTGTGAAACGGAAGAGGAAATGGAAAAGTTTGCATTTTATATTGAAGAGAATCCACACAAGGTGTTCAGGTTTTATTGTGAAGAATTAAATATAGCTCCTGAAGATGTTTTTGAAGGTCTTAACATTGTTTCGTTCACAGATTTTGGTGCCGGAATAAACTCTACAACTGTCAATTTTATCCTTGACAAATGCCAAGATTTAGACTATCTAAGAAAAGAGAACTTGACAAGAAAGGATGCTGAGGAGTTGATAAAAAAACTTTTTAAGAAGGAATATCACCAAGTTTTGGTTGGGAGTAAATTATGAAAACCAGTGTGAAACTTGAAGACATTATTTACTTTCTTTCATCTTCAAAAGAGAAGTATGATAAGTGGGTAAAACACATTTTGAATTGCGATCCTATCCGCAAGTATTCCTGGTTGATTAGATTGGTTGGCAGTTTGTTTGAAATATCAGATTTAAATAAATTAACTAAAGAAGAAATTGTTTACTGGTCTGAAAAACTGTTTGAAGATGGTAAATTAGATAAATTGAAACTTGAATTTGTGAAGTCTGTTTGTGATAGATTTCCTGAAAATGTAACACCAGTTATGATTGAATCTTTAATTGAAAGTTTTGTATTGAGAAACATTATAGACAAATTTTACGATGATGTTATAACACAGGATTTAATTACTTCTGAATCGGTTTTAAATTATCTATGGAGAACATCATCAATTATCAAAGAATTTAACAAATACGAAGTTGATGATGAAAATATTGAAGAAATACTTGATTCTGGAAGTTTCGAAGTAGGTGGAAAGATAGGAATAGATCTGCTTGATGATTATTTGACAGGATATCCAAAATCTGGTTATACGATAGTTGCTGGAAAGACAGGAATAGGAAAGACTTATTTCCTGTTAAATTCTTTTATTGAAAGCTTAAAAAATGGTTATTCTGCACTTTTCATTTCACCTGAAATGAGTTTTAGAGCTATAATCAACAGAACAGCTTTGCTGACTACAGGATTCAAACCTACATTTTTGAGAAACAAAAGTTTTTACATTGTGGATGAATTACCTATTCCTCATGAACCTATTGAAATCAATAACGATGAACGAAAAAATTTTCAAGAGTTGAAAAAAGAATTTATAAACGAATGGTATGAAAGGCACCATTTGAAAGATAGATTTGTGTGCGCTGATGTAAGTGGAAATTTGATTTCCTTTCATACAATTGAGTCAGCAATTATAGACTTTATGGAAAAGTATGGGAAGGTTGATATTATATTTATTGATGCTCCAGAGATGTTGAGTATAAAGTGGGCGAAAAATGAATTTGATGAAATTCAGCAGAAAAGTTTGTTTTTCAATAAGATAGCGATTGAATATGACATTGCTGTTGTTGTGTCATGGCAACTGAAAAAAGACACATATAAAAAGAAATGTAATCTATCAATCAGTGATATAAAAGGTAGAAACGAAATTTCACAGAAGGCATCTTTGATACTTGCTATCATACAAGATTCATCTGAAAAAATGTTTAATTTGCTCCGTGTTGAAACACTAAAAGTAAGACATGATGTTCCTATTTATCCACCTCCAATAATTGTCAATTCTGCATTGAAAGATGGTAGATATGTTGATAAAGTTGCCGTGTTTGATAACAACAAGATACAAAAGTATTTGGAAAGAATTTCTGAACTTGCTAACTTGTATGATACATCAAGTAAGATTGCAAGAGATTATAGAACATTTATAGATGACAGTGGAGATGTTGAAGATGACTTCCCGTTTTGATGTAAAAGCTTTTTTGCTTGATCATAACATAAGATTTGTGTCAAGAGGAAAGAATGTTGGAAAAGAAGATGTAAATATAAAATGTCCTAATTGTGATGACCCTTCCTTTCACCTTGGTATTTACAAAGAAACAGGAATCTTTCATTGCTGGAGATGTGATTTTAGTGGTAACTTTATAACATTAATTCAAAAACTTCTTGGTGTTCCATATTACAAAGCAAAAAAGATAGCTGTAAGTTACAGTTATTCCACAGGTATTGAAGAAACTGAAAATAATCAGAAAAACAATGAAGTAGTCTTTCCAGATAATTCATTTCTCATTCTTGATGCACTTGAAGATGATGAAATTGAATCTTACAGACTTAAAGCTATTTTGTATCTGAAGAGCAGATTTGTCAATCCTTACAATAAGATGTTATGGATGTTTACACCGAAAACAAATGATAACTATTCTTGTCTTATCATAATTCCAGTTTTCTTTAATGGTGAAATTGTTACTTGGATTGGAAGAAGATATATTGACAAAGATCCAAGATATGTAAATTGTCCAAAAGACAAATGTATTTTAACTGTAAAAGAAGTTCTTTACAACTATGATTCTTATACTGAAGATGATTTTGTTTTTATAACGGAAGGTATATTTGATGCTCTTAGGTTTGGAAGATTTGGTTTAGCTTCATTTGGCAAGATTTTGGGTGAGAAACAACTTGAATTGCTGTATATCAAAAGACCGAGAAAGATTTTTTATGTTCCAGATAGAGATGTTTCACAGGAAGAAGTGAAAGTGAATTTTAATCAACTAAAACTTATCACGGAAACCGTTATGTTGTGGCCACCTACAAAATATAAGGATGTAGGTGAAATGAAAAAATCTGAAGTATTGCAGTGGCTAAGAGAAGAATTATCCGAAGAAGATTTTGAAAAGATTTTTAACGAATTTCTATCAAATGCTTGACAAACTATCAAAAAAGTTTATATTTATACACACTGGAGGATGTGATGATTGATGATAGAATACTAAAATACTTCAAGAATGTTGCTAACAAACTTCAAATTGTTCTGTCTAAGGAATACAGTAAGAAGAAGAAAAGTCTTTCTGTTTATGCGACCAAAGATGATTTGTATCATGATTTGATCATGTATTACTTGGAATATGGTGATGAAGGAAAAGCAGAGAGTAAAGTTATTCAAAAATATCTTGAATTATTAAAAAGTATTTCGGTTGAAAGAAGTTGGGGTGAAGAAAAAGCTCTTGAAGCATTTATCTATGGTGAGAAAAGTGAAGATTGATAATCTACGAATTACACCAAGATTTCTGACAAAAGTTTTGATAAGTATTCCTTTTTTCTGTCAAACAGGAATTGGCCCAACAAAACTTAAATATTTTTTAGATGTTGTAAATTCTTTAAATGATTATCTGGAGGAACTTTTTTATGATTTGCAGCCAGATATGATTTATGGTTGTCCTGATAGAAATGGTCTCTTCTTTTATTCAAATGATTTAGTCTATGTAGTCTGTGATACACTCTATGTTTTTGATTTTTTCTATCACGAGGCTTATATCAACTATAAAATAGAAAGACCCATTTTTACAAGTTTGAATATCCCACAACAGACATTCTATAATACTTTTGATCTTGTTGGAGATAAGATGATAGGACTTGACAAACCTCGCATCAGAGATATTATGTATTGTGATAAAGTAAAAGATTTTTGTTTGCTGTTAGGAGAAGTTCTTTATAATAAGAATATCGGGAGGTTAGAGAATGTCGATCTGCAGTAAATGTCCTGTGTGTAATGAAAATAGACAGAAAGTAGATTTTGATGGTAGTTGTGAAGAGTCTGGAATTTATATAGTTGGGCAGAATCCAGGTGCACGGGAAGTAGAGCAAGGAAAACCTTTTGTTGGTAGGTCTGGAACATTACTGTCCACCATGCTCCACGCAGCTGGTATAGACAGAAAAACCGTTAGAATTGGTAATATAGTAAAATGTTTCTTTCCTCCAGGAACAGAAATAAAAAAAGATATTGTGAATGTATGCAAGCAATATGTTCTTGATGATATAAAAAAACACGAACCCAAAGTAATTATCACTCTGGGTGAAAGAGCATATTTTGGTATCACAGGAAAAGACAATTTTAGTTCACATAGATTTGTTCCAACACCTTATCCTGAACTTGGTTGTTGGATAGTTCCTTTATATCATCCAAGATTTCTTATGGAAAATAGAAGTCTTGGTTTGAAACATATGATGATAAAAATGATGAAACATGCAAAGTATCTTACTACTGTTCCAGTCCCTCAAGTTGATAGACCTGAAGTAGAAATCTTGACGAATTTTGATGATATAGTTAAAGCTATAAGATATTTTAGAAATCAAAAGTTTGCTGCTTTTGATTTTGAAACTTCTTCACTCTATTCTCACTTTGATATTTCTTACATTGCTACATGTGCTATATCTGATGGAAAACGAACTGTAGCTTTTCCTGTTGAAAATTATTTTAACGAGAAACAGACAAAACAAATAATTAGTGAATTCATTGAATTTATACATGACAATAATGTTTCAAAACTTGTATTCAATATGTCCTTTGAAAATTATTGGATTCTTTCAAGAATGAATACTTCTTTTGAAAGAAATGACAATTTTCATGATGTTATGCTTTTATCTTATATGATTTATCCAAGAGATGGACTTTTTGGTCTAAAAGAGTTGTCAAGGGTTTGGTTAGGTGCTGATGAAACTTATGCTATAGATGTCAAGGATGTTTATTCTATGTTAAAAGAAAATCCTGAAAGTATTTATGATCTAATGATATATAACGGAATAGATGCTTACTATACATATCACATCTTTGATAGAATAGCAAATTTTGTGAAAGAAATGAGACAAGCTCTCAGAAAGAACAATCTTGACTTTGAATATAGATTTGGTTTTACGGCTGAAGAAATTTCAAATATCATAAAGTTGTTGAAGTATTATAAAATTTCTTTCAAGTATCTTCCCATAACAGTTTCAAAAACACAATTTAATGGATGTATTCCTAACATAGAGTTTATAGATGATCTTGAATTAAGACTAAAGAATGAACTGCACAAAGAGCTTGAAAAGATTTATTCTGATGAAAGAGTTCCTGAAAGCACAAAGAATGTTATAAAATCCTTTGGCGTTGAATGTGGAGAAAAACTTGCTCGTATTCTTGGTTTTGAAAAGGAAAATGTTTCAAAAGAAGAAAAATCTATCAAGAAAATGATTTTTGATATAAGATCATCTAAACAGCTTGCTGAATTTTTCATAAAGAATGGTTATGAACTGCCAAAAACAAGTAAAGGAAATTATTCTGTAAATGAAAGTGTTTTGAAAAATCTTGCTGAAAAGGATAAGTTTGCCAAAAGAATTCTTACTGTGCGTGGAATAGATAAAAAACTGTCTGCTTATGTTAATACATTTAGAAAGTGGATTTTTCCAGATGGTAAGTTTCATCCTTCATACAGAATAGTATCTGAAGGAACTGCAAGACCTCTTGCAAACAAAATTAATATTCAGCAGTTTCCAAAAAGAAAAGGTAAAGAAATGAGACAGGTGTTAAAAGCGCCTGAAGGCTATATCATTCTTGATTTTGATTATTCTGCTCTTGAAGTGAGAGTGCTTGCAATGTTATCAAGAGATCAAAAACTTGTTGAATATATATTAAATGGTATTGATTTTCACTTAGAGTGGAGTAAAAGAATTTTTGGTGAAAAATTGGCTAAGGAGAATAGAAACTTGGTTAAAAATCAGTTTGTTTTTCCTTTGTTTTATGGTGCAGGTGTTAAAACAGTATCTAATGGACTTGGCATACCAGAAGATAAAGCTGTAAAGTTAATTGATGAATTCTGGAATGAATTTAGTGGTGTAAAATTGTGGCAGGAGAAGATGTTTGCTGAATACAATAGAAATGGATGTGTTTCAAACTATTTTGGTAGAAGACGATATGCACCTGTTAGCTGGAATGTAATTGTGAACTATCCTATACAGTCAACAGGTGTGGAATTTACCATTTATGCATGGAACAAGCTTGTTGAAAAAGGTTATTGGGTAGCAGCAGAAATACATGATGAGCTTGTTGTTTATGTAAAAGATGATGAGAAATCAATCAGACAGGGAATAAGGGATATTTATGAAGCTATGGTTAAACAACCATGGAAGATTCTTGAAGTTGTTCCTTTGTCAATAGAAGGAAAAATAGGTTATGATTGGTATAATATGAAGGAAATAAATCTTGAAGAATACTTAAGCTAAGAGGTGAAATATGAATAAGGTATCAGTTTTAGTAAGCAATTTCGTTGAAACGACAACATTAACAACAAAGGACCTTCTGAAACTGTAACATTTTAAAATGTTTAGTTACAGTTTCAGCGGGTCTGAGGCAGAGGTGGTCCTGATGAAGGATAAGCTGAACTTGCCGAATAGGAAGGCAAGAGGTGAAGAGGAGAGAATTTTTCTCTCCCACCACCTACGTCCTATGGTTGCCCGTGAGGGCAGGCACCCTGGGGTGGAGCACCAGCTCCAGGCTCTGCTGGTGGTGGGGGACGAAACCCAGCCTGAGATGGTGTTGGTGAACACCCCTACCACTATCAGAGACCATGGGACATTGCCGAGGTGCAGCATAACCCCTTTATGGGAGGTAGCTTAAATGCTACATAATCAAAAAATGAAAGTTTTTGTGGTTGATGCTGAGGGAAAACCACTTCTACCTACCACACCTGCAAGAGCAAGAATACTGCTGAAAAAAGGAAAAGCAAAAGTTTACAGAATGATACCATTCACTATCCAACTAAACAGAGTGGTTAAAAATCCTGTTGGTGAATTTACTGCTGCAGTTGATGATGGTTCAAAATATCTTGGTATAGCTGTTAAGGGGAAAAATGAAATTGTTTTCACTGCTAATGTAAAACTTAGACAAGATGTAAGCAGAAAAGTTAAGCAGAGAGCCATGTATCGCAGGAATAGAAGGAGGAGACTTAGGCATAGACCAGCTCGGTTTATGAATAGAAAGAGAAGCAAAGACTGGTTGCCACCATCAATCAGATATAGAAAGGAAGTTGTTTTGAGGGTTCTAAATGATTTGAGTAAGTTTTTAAATATCACAAAAGTTATAATTGAGCAAGTTAAATTTGATGTTTCTTCCCTTGTGGCTGGTAGGAGGTTGAAAGGCAAGGAATATCAACGAAAAAGATATGAAGGCAGAAACTTCAGAGAAAAAGTCTTGATAAGAGACAATTATACTTGCCAAATTTGTGGTAATAAGAAAAATCTTGAAGTTCATCACATAATCCCAAGAAGTAAAGGAGGAACAAATGTTGTAGAAAATGGAATTACATTGTGTAAGAATTGTCATAAAGCTGTTCATGAATGTAAAATAAAACTGACCGCTAACATACTATCAACGAAGCATGCTTCTGTTGCTCAACAAGGCAAATGGTGGTTATTTAGAATATTAAAAGAACAATTTAAAAATGTTGAAATAACGTTTGGTTATATCACCAAGAAGAATAGAGAGAAACTTGGACTTCCAAAGGATCACTATACTGATGCTTGTGCAATATTAGAATGTAACAATATCATTTCGCCTGTTTATTTAATTATTCCACGCAGAAGAAGACCAGAAATAAATAATTCAACAAAGAAACATAATGAATACAAAGGATTTAGACATTTTGATATTGTAGTTGCTTATCACAAAACTAAGGGTAAGATAATTGGTTGTGTAAGAAGTCTAAAGAAAAGTGGTTTGGCTTTGAGAACGAAATTTTCAGATAACTTTGTTGTTGGATATACAAAAAGTAAACTACTTTGGAGACCAAAGGGGTTAGTTTATGTGGTATAATATAATATTGCAATATGTTAGAAAATGTTTTAAATTTTAAAACTGTTTGAAAGGAGGAATAGATGGAAAAGAGCAAGTTTGAAATCATAAGAGAACTTATCAACTTCTATAATGAAAATCTATACATACCTTCTGCAAAAATGATAGCTTCCATGTATAACATTGGATCAAAGAAAGCATATTGGATTCATGGTTATCTTACTGCAATGTTAAATGATGACAGGTATATTCGTGAAATTGAAAATGACACAGATAGAAAAACAGAATTTATAGAAGTTGTCTTTGCTGACATGCACATACCTTATATAGATGAAAAAGCTTTCTTTACAGCAATAGATTTTTGTAAAAATCTGCCAAGAGTTGATAAGTTTGTATTACTTGGAGATGAAATTGATTTTTACCAGATTTCCTTTTGGAATAGAAATCCTAAAAAGATGTCAATAGAAGAAGAAATTGAAATGTGTAAAGACTATCTCAAACTTCTAAAGAAAGAATTTAGTGATGTTGACTTCTACATGATAGAATCAAACCATCATCTTAGACTTCAGAAGTATATTTTTTCAAATGCTCCTGAATTAGCAGGACTAAGACAACTTATGTTTGAAAACTTACTTGACTTGAATTCACTTGGTATAAAATACATAAGCAATGAAAAGTTAATTTCAATTACAGGAAAACCATTTAGAATTGGTGGTTTGTATCACATTCATGGGCATGAAGTTAAGACTGGTGGAATAAATGTAGCAAGAAATGTATATCTGAAAACGCAACAAAATGTAATTATGGGTCATTTCCATAGAACACAGGAATATATTCATAGAACTTTGGATGGAAAAGTATATGGTTGTTGGTCAGTTGGATGTCTTTGTCAGCTTACTGCTGAATATGCACCAGTAAATCAATGGAATCATGGGTTTGCTGTTGTATATCATTTTGATGATGAATATTTTGAGGTTAAGAATTACAAGATCATAAATGGGAAGGTGTTATGAAGAGGAAAAGCAGATATTGGTTAATTACTGGTGAAATATTCAGAAAAGGAAAGAAGTCTTATTTTATTAATGTGGTAAATCTAAAAAGTGGTAATATAGTGGAATGGAAAGAATTTTCAAACTATGGAAGCTGGAAACAACAACAAGTCTATCTACGAAACAAATATAGAACTGCTAATTAGCAAATTCAAAAATTGCTGTCTGGCCAGCATAAACATAGTCTAATTCTTTAACTAATGGATTTAGTTTTATGTGTTTTCTATTTACTGGGATTACTAAAAGTGCATAGCTTCCCCAACATACAAATTGAAGTCTTTGTCCTTGATGCACAGGTTGATTTTCATCTACAAAGTCAAGTATAGAATTTACTTCCCTATCAGCAATTGAGCAAATAACACAATCAAAGTTTTTTATTGGATTGTATAATTCAATAACTTTTCTTTCATTTTTAAATGTGAAGTGTAAATTTTCTGGCTTTGGTTTTTTATTTGTGATTATATCATATTCTGCTGGAATCATTGAAAGGTTTTCAGTAACAGTTGGTTCTAATTCTTTTATTGAACGGACAATTCCTTTTATTGGACTTCTACCGAGATGAACACTAAACGCAGTTAAAAAGATAGCACATGCATAGCACTCGCATTTCATTTCTGAATCTAAAACCTCGTTTATCGTGTATGATTTTCCTTTCACATTGAGAACATCTTCGTCTGGATTATATCTTCCTATATGAACAACAATTCCATCAAATGGAGCAAAGATATATTTACTAATTTGCCATTTTGTTCTTAAAGGCATTCTATTGAAGTATAGTTCAACAAATTCTCTTGGTGTTGCTTTTGATACCTTCTTGAAGTCTTCTGTTTGTTGCCATTCTTCCATTGTGTGCGATTTAAATAATCTAATCATCATTTACCACCATACTCCTTGTAGTATGATTGATATTTTCTGTCTGCATAATTAAGATGAGCAAAACAACAACTTAGAGCCGCACCTTGTTTCATAAATTGCCCAATTTCAAACATGACTAAATCAAAACCATTATCGAAAGCTATCTGTTCCAGCGTTTCTATCTTTTTCATCTCAATATTAAATTCTTCTGTATCTGGTTCAAAAATATCTATGTAAGTTCCTGCAAAGATAGTATATCCTATTACAAGATTATTCATAATGCAAAATTCAATCACATCCTTGTCTTCAACAGGTATTATTTCAGCATATTTTTCAACTTCTTTAAGTGCTTTCTTGTCAACATAAGGAGTAGCAACCATTACTTTATCTTCTGATAAAACGCAACAAGCTTCATCAAAATGATATACAAAATCAGTAGTTTTTCCTAACTTTATTATCTTAGCATCAAATTTTTCTGCAATCCAATCTAAAGCTTCTTCACATGTTCTTTCTCCATATCCAGCTAAATAAATGTTATCTTTGAGATAGCGACAATCTGGTTCTCCTTCAAATGTCCATTCTGGATCAGGAATTCTGTAAGTCTTATATCCCATTTCAGCTAAGAAGTTTTCAGCTATGTCAGATTCAGGATCTCTACCTTCAGCAGCGAAATTACTAATTATGCATGTTGGTTCTTCCACATGTGGTAGATATAGAAATTGATTTACCCAGACCAAATCTTGCAAAAGTGGGTTTGGTGGTAAAGTTAATATCAAAGCATATTGTGAAATGACTTGGTAAATTTCAAACCACTGATTAAAAAGTTTATCTACTGAAAATTTGTTTCCAATTAGTTCTTCATCCTCTTCCATAAATACATTATTATCAACAAATACTTTTTGTATGATAGGAGGAGACATAACAAGAACTGTCACATCAAGATCTGATGGTGTTCTTAGCCTTTTACTTACATCAACATCTGATAGAGATTTTTCTGTGCAAAAAGGACATTTTTCTGTTGTATATACAGCATTACATTTATCACAGATATACATCATTTTATTTCACCTCATCTTTAGTAAGATTTGTGGTCTGTCACAAATCGTGATACGGAACAGACCACAGTGTTTTTGATTTAAAATGTTTAGTTACTTTTTAGCTTTTTCAAACATCTTGCATGTATAAATAAGCTCATCAAGAAGATTTATCCATGCTTTTCTTTCTTCAGGAGTAAATTCTCCTTCAACAACATCCAGATGCTTTTCTGCAAGTATATCAAGTTTTCTTAGGAACAAATTAATTGCAAGTTTTGTGTTTTCGTCTTCAACACCAATATCGTCTAAAAGTTTCTCAAATTCCTTGTGGAATTCTTCTTCAGAAACCGTTTCATCAGTAGCCAGTCTCTTTAGCGTTTCAAAAGAAGCTACAAGCTGATCTGCATATTCGGGATGTTTTGATAAAATTCCAATAAGAATTCCAGACAGTGCAAAAGAAACAAGATCAGGATCAAGTTTTTTTATGACATTCTTTGTTTTGTTCCAATATTTACCCATAGCCTTCCTCCTTTCAAACAGTTTTGAATTTTAAAACAAAATAAATGTTGCTGTTAGTTTATCCCAAACTTCTTTGGGATTTCCAATATTGTAAAATTTCATAGTTAACTGTGGCTCATACAATCTATACTTAAGTTCATTTCCATCTTTGTAAATTATAAGATTTATAGCATGATAAACCACTTTGTTTTTATCTTCATCTATGAAAATTCCCCATAATATTCCGCATCCTAAGTTACCCAATTTGTGTTCAGAAAGAAACGATTTGAACATTAATGCATAATCATCACAGTCTGTTCGTTCAGGAATGTATTTGTGTTTTTCAGTGTGAAACATTGAAATTATCTTTTTGATTATTGAAAAATCCTTTGGAACATAATATTTACTGTCAGCATACTTTATGTCGGTATGTTGATCAACAAAGGGTAGTTCTTTTACAAAATTGAGAATCACTTTGTGATCCACTTCTTCAAGATCATCTTTAAATAATTCATAAAAATCGTCTGGAAGATGTTGACACAAGTTTTTAAAGTTAAAGTGTATTTCACTTGCATATTTGAAGAAGTTGATAAGTTTATTTAATTCAATGTTTTCATCTATTCCTACCTGGTTAAGCATGTCTAACAAAAGATTGGCAGATGGATATCTATTTCCTATCAATTCACATACATCAAGTATTGTTGTTAGTATTTTATCCTTACCATCATTAGCTTTCAAAATATTTGAGAAAGTAGTAGCTTTTTTTAATATTGTTATTAGGTTGTCATCTGGTTGTATAAGAAATGGTTCTAAAACTTGTTTAAGAGTTTGCATTTTGCTCCTCCGAATTTACTTCAACTATATATGTAGTATCAGGCCATCCCTGTTCCACATCATACTGTTCTGCTTCTTCCACGCTTTGCAGTGCATCTATTGCTTTATTGTGCTGTGCCTCGGCTACAAATAGGGATTCTATGTATTTTAGCATTATGTTTCCAACTTGCACCAGCTCATAATAGGTCAGCTCAGTGAAACTGTTGTCCTTCAGCTTCCACGCAACTTTGTCTTTTGCCTTATCCAGTATTCCAAGGTTGTAAGCGTTGACCACGGCGATGATGTTAGCTCTTGTTTTTGCATCTGTTTCAAAGTGGTAGCTGTTTTCGCCTATTTGTATGATGACGCCTTCATCTTCTTTCCGTTTACGCAAATCAGCCACTTTCTGTTTGAGCTGGACTTTGAGATTGTCAAGATAGTCATCTGGATATTTTATTTCGCCATCTTCATAGATGAAGCCGATTTCTGCTTTGTTCCATGTATCTTCATCTACAAGAATGGTGTTGGAAGATGTTGGTTTATGCTTAGATTTGTATTTGGCTTTTATTGTGTTGTTTTCAAGTAAGAAGTAGTAATACATCATAACCCTCCAGCATTCTTTTCGTAAAGATAAATTCTTTGAACTTCTTCGTCTGTAAGGGCACGATTGAAGATGCGAATGTTATCTATGAGACCCGCTATAATGTGATTGGTGCCACCATATGGCCTATTTGCAATAAGTATTAATGGATCATAATTGTTACTTGAAGTTGGAGCATCTATTTTCAATATGTCATCTACATATAGTTTTGTGTTTCCATTGTTAAATATTCCAATTAAGCTATGCCAACCACTATCTTGTATTATAGATATATCAACTCCTGGATCGGTTGCATCATTACCAAGATATATTTTATTCTGATAGAAATAAATAGTATTTCTATAATCACCTGTGTTTTTATTAATTATTCCTACAGCATACCCATCTTGACTTTGTTCAAGATCTTTGACCCAAGCCGATATAGTATATGTCTTAGATGATATATCAATACCACTACTAAGAGAAATATAACTACTCCCATCAAACTTCGCAGCCTGTCCCCATGGACTTTCTGCATACAGTTCATTACCATTCCAAGTTCCGTTGTAGTTTTCAAAGGCATCATTAGCGTTGCCCTCAAATGGGTAGAAGGCAACCTGTGCCGTATCCCAATCTGAGATGGGAAGCCATTTAGGTTCAATTTCATGCACAACTTGACATGCTGTTGAAGAGCTTAAAATATTATCAAATACACTTGTGTCCTTGAGAAGTGTATTTAAGTCTGAGTGGGCAGTGGGATCTAAACCTGCATATCCCGCAATAATCTTTGCACTTGCCATAGAGTTAGCACTTATCTTACTCCAGAACAGCACATTGTTTCTCACAAAATTTCTCAGAGCTTCTTCTCCAGCTATTCTGTTCATTGCTTCTTCAGAATTGACCATCGCATTTACAAACTTTTCACTTTTCACAAACTTCTCATGCGGGACAAACATGAAGGCGTCTATGATAGAAGGTTTCTTTGCAATTTCATCTATCACATCGTCCTGTTGCAAGATCATTTCAACTATATTTGGATTATCCACAAGGAATGACTTGAGATACATCACCTTGCCAGAGGTGGTGCCTGTATCCGCAAGATTAGCAAACTTATCAATCATCTGCTTCAACAAATCTACACTAAATGAAGGCATTTTCCGCCTCCTTTGTCAGTATTGTTGCTGTTGTATCTGCTGAAAATTGCACATAGAAGTCTTTGGGCACAAATAAAGTTACCGTGTTGTTTGCTTTGAGCGTTATGTTCTGATCAGGCGGGTTTGACGATCCAATAGAGAATGTAACATCAGAGCTGCCAACTGTTAGCATCAAGATAACATCATCCTGTGCTTGGTAGACTGTATTTGCTGTGAATGAGAAAGAATCTATGTTACTAAACTTTGGAGTCCACCAGTTGGTTATTTCACCATGTAGCCATTTAGCATCTATAAATGGAGTTATATATCCATTTTCATCAAGATAGGGAATTCCATAGGGCCATGGTTTCTGGGTGAGAACTGAGAACGCTTCCCACATTGCATAGACAAGCCATATTGCTTCATCGCTTGTCTGTTTCCAGTATGTAGAATTATCATTTGGTTCATTTCCAGTATTGTTGTCCGTCATAGAAACCCAAAAAGCATCATTGTGAAAGACATAATCACCAAAAGAATATGTGGTTGCAGAATCCCATACCCCCTTGAAATTGCCTAAACCACCATATTCAAAATACTTTCTTGCTTTTTCGGCATAATGGAAAGCAGAGTAACCTGTGTGATGACCATCGGTAACCTGGCTGTCTTCGGGAGCAACAGCCCATTTCCTCGCCTTTTCCTTGTAGTGGTAAGCTGAATAACCCTGATGCTCTCCATCATCTATCTGCTGATCCTCTGGTGAGTTAGACCATTTGTAGGCTTTTTCTTTGTAATGGTAGGCAGAATACCCCTGATGTTCTCCGTCATCCACCTGTGTATCTTCAGCTTCCTGCGCCCATTTGTGTGCGTTTTCTTTATGCTGATAAGCAGTGTCTCTCGCATTTATGGTTTCGTCTCTTGCTTGATTAATCTCCTGCTGTGTTTGGTTGCATTGATCCGCCCAGTCGTTCATATTGTCAGGGAGAGTTTCAACATAGCTTACAAATTCGTCTGCTCTTTCGTCAAAGTTTTCTGGATCGCTTCTTTTAGGTGCTGGCGGACAAGGTGGAATTATCTTTGTTATAGCCATCTTTACAACCCTCCAACGTTCTTTTCGTAAAGATAAATTCTTTGAACTTCTTCGTCTGTAAGGGCACGATTGAAGATGCGAATGTTATCTATGAGACCCGTAAAACCCCCGATAAGTGATCCATCTGGATCAATATACCCTCCAACAAACATACCTTTTGGAGGATATCTTGAATCATACCAATATATGTTAGATAAACTTATTGACGCAATTACTTGATTATTTTTTCGTATAGAAAGAAGGTTATTTGCTGCATCATTTCTTATTTCTATGCAACTCCATGTATCCAGAGGGATACTTTCTGAAAAATTTACCGTTGAGTCCGAAGAAGTCGAAGCAGCATATTTCAGATACTCACTTGTAAACTTATATCCAGCTCTACCTACTCCACTTGACTCCCCTGCATATGAGAAAATTAGTTCACTACTACAAGGATATACAAAAAAGGTAACTGTAAATGAATCATTGTGTATATCAAAAATCCTACTAACTAACTTTATGTTTGACTGCTCATCAAACTTCGCAGCCTGTCCCCATGGACTTGCTTCATACTGTTCGTTACCATGCCAGGTTCCATTATAGTTCCCGAAAGCATCGTTAGCATTTCCTTCAAATGGATAGTAGGCAACCTGTGCCGTATCCCAATCTGAGATGGGAAGCCATTTGGGGTTGGTTTGATGGATGACTCTGCTGGCTGTTGATGAATTCACCACGGCATCAAGAGCAGTTTCAGAATTAGCTATGGCGTTCATGGCTGTTTCAGAGTTGGCTACAGCATTCATAGCTGTTTCATCATTTGCCAGGGCAGTCATGTCTGAATAGGCAGTGGGGTCAAGGCCTGCTTCTCCTGCTATCCACTTCGCTATGGCCATGTCATTCTGAGATATTGCATTCCAGAAAATAGGTTTCTTTCTGACAAAGGATCTTAGAGTATCATTCAGAGCTATGTGATTCATAGCATCAACAGATTCTGCTATGTATTTTGCAAGATCTTCGCTTTGAGCATACTTTTCATGTCTTGCCAAAAGATATGCTCCTATGGTGCTTCCATTGTTTGCTATGGCTTGTAGCAGCTCTGGGATCTGTATGATCTGGTGCACATTACTGGGATTTGTAACAAGAGAATGATATAAATAAAGAGTCTTCATATTTGTGCTTCCCGATGCAACGAGATTTCCAAATTCATTTATCATGTTCTTCAAAACATCTTTGCTATAAGCCATGCTTCACCCCTCTAAATTAGTCCTTCAACCGTTATTGAACACTGGCTCACCACTGGATTTGACAGAACGATGCTGAAGTCTCTGTAAAAGCCGTAGATTAAGAGTGAAGTGTAGTCGGTTTTCTCATTATTCAGATCCCACACAACAGGAGTTGCTCTCAGATCGGCCAGCGTTCTCTGCACCTGATCTATTAGTTCATTTTTCACTTCCACATCCAGCTCCGCTTTCTTTGCCCACTTACCCTGCTTCAGATAGGTTTCGCCAAAGTCATTTGTCTCCTTCTTGGAATAATCTAAAATTCCTGCATTCACACCAAACAGGGTGCAACCAAGATTCTTGCTTTTGCCTATGATAACATGTCCGCACTTAACTGTTGGCGAATTGTAAAGCTTTATTTCTATCTTCCATGAGGATGCTGTGAACGGTATGCTCACTTTCAAACTGTCTCTCAGGATTATGTCTCCAAAGAAGTAATCAGACCAGCAGGAGGAAGTGTTTTGCAGTAAAGATATGTCCTTTTCAATCACAGTGTTGTCATTTTCATCGGTTATCTTTATGTAGCATCTTCCCGCATAGATTCTGAAAAGGCAAATAGAGTCGGCTCCAGAAATTCCCGTAACAACAACATCTATCTCATTTTCATTCACAGTTTGGCTTGTCACATAGTTATCAAACATCTTCCACTTGTTTGTTGCCCCAAGATCCTGCCATTTTCCTGGGTTTTCAGGCGGATAGTTGCCTGTGTTGTTGTCAGCCAAGCTCTTGAATATCTTTGTGATTCCATTTGGCTGCAAGTTTTGCACAAGCACTATGTCATCCTTGTTGTATGTTGTAGAGGAATCCCACACAGGATAGCTTGTCTCCTCGGCCACATTTGAACTAACTAATGTTATGTTTTTAGGCACGATAATATACATCAGCTTGCCTCAGCCTGCTGCTGTTTCTCTTGCTGTTCCTGCTGTGGCATTCCATTCATATCCCATTTTTCAAGTGTGTAGCTTGTCTTCTGCATGTATTTTGCCAATTGATATATGGCACCTTTTAGTTCCATTCTTAACTCTCTGTTTTCTTTCATAAGTTCCTTGTTTTCAGCTTCAAGTCTGGCAAGCTTGGCAAAGAGTATGTCCATTGTTTTTTCGCCATAGGGCAGCGGAACGACTGCTTCAGGTTTGTCTCCTTCACCAAGAAGAGTAACGGTTGGTTCAGAAACTATTCCGCCAGTTGCGAGTGCGGCAAAACCACCTGTTCCTGTTTCTTTTGTTACTTCAGCATGTGTTAGCGTAACAGGTTCCTGCGTGTAGTAGGAGTATGTGTATGAATAGCTGAATCCTTCTCCAGAGTAGGATGAGCTTTGATAATAATGTCTTGTTGCAAGGCGTTGTGTGTAGCCGACGGTCTGTTTCTGGCTCTGTGTTATCCATTTTAGCCCTGCTATGAAGTTTTCAAGCTGCTGTAATGTGTTGAACATGCTTTGTTTGATATCAGTCAATTTTTTGCTTATTATGCCGTCATTTCCAAGCAATTTTTTGAGAATTTCCGTCTGCTGCTCTATTTTGTCTTTCAAAACTTCAGCTTTTGCCCCAACAACGCTGTGTATCTGCTTAAGAGTTGAAACCGTCTGGTTCTTAGCCAAATCTATTGCAGCTTTGATTTGCTGTTCCATTGAGGTTTGCTTATCCGAAGTGACTTTCTGAAGTTCATACAGATCAGAAAGCACCTTCGCCTGTATGTCGCCGTATTCTTCCGCTGTGGCTGAAACACCTCTTGCGCTTTCAAGATACTGGGAAACAAAGCTCATGTATTCTCTAACGGCTTCGGGTTTGCCGGTGAGAGCCTTCTGGTAAAGTTCTGTATATTTTGCGGTCTGCATCTGGAAGCGTGTTTCGGGAGTCGCCCAGACAAGCTGACCCTTCAAATCATCTATGGCTCTGCCTATGTCCTCTATGACCTGCTTGAGATCTTCCGCCGTGCGCTTAAGTTCCTCAGCCCTTTGCTTTTCAAGGTTCCAGCGTTCGAGAACAAGGGTTTCAACTTCTCTTGCCTTCTCAAGGAGCTTGTCAGGATCCTGTATAGCCCAGAGCTGTTGCAGACCGGCTGTGATCTTCTGGCTAAAGTAGGAAATGCGTTCTTCTGTGGATTTGCCATAAAGCTGTGCTTCTTCTCTTACAGAGGCTATGCGTTCGGACAGAGCTTTTCTGTAGTCCTGCAGTCTTCTGTAAGCTTCCTCAGCCTTGCTGAGCCAGCTGTCAAGCTCGGCAACATATTTCTCAACATCTTCCAGAGATCTTCCCACAAGATGAGGGATTTGGTCGAGAAGCGATCTGTCGGCATCCCAGTCCCTATGCTTCTCAATAATGTCTTGGACACGTTCCTTTAGTTGTTTCCACTTGTTGTATTCTTCTTCGAGTTCATTTAGTCTTGACTGGTAGTAATTGTAAGCATATTGAGCAACCTTATCGTATTCTTCAGCAGAGGCTTTGTTCCAGTCAACGGATTCCCTGTATGAATACCATAGATCTTTCCAATATGCTGACTCCTTTTTGCCAAGAATGTCTGTGTAATAATACAGAGATTGCTGTTGAAGTAGTTGTTCAAACTGAGGTATATATTTTTCCTCGGATGGTTGTTGTCTTAGCCAGCTAAGATATTCAAGAGCCGTCTCTATCTGATCTTCAGACCAGAAACCTCCATAGGCGGCGTCATGTATGATTTGAGATACATAGTTGGGATTGCTGTAAAAGGTAGCCAGATCTTCAGCAGTTACAGGAATACCTGCTTGTTGCAACTTATGTGCCCAATAATCATATTCAAGATCTTTGTATTCTTTTGCGCTTATCACATTTAACTGGTAAGCTTTTTGAGCTAAGTTCATTATTCTATTGTATGTTTCTTCAACTGAATCAGCGGTCTCTTTTAAAGCAACCGTCAGATTAGATAGCTCGGCTATCAGTTCCTCGACTGTCATTCCGTTGGCTTCGGCTACCTGCTTCAACACAGGGTAGTAGTCTTCAAGGTGGATCAGTATGTTGTAGAGATCTTCCCAGCCAAGATGCAGATTCTGTATAGTGTCCCAAATCTGAGGATAGAGTTGCTGGAAGCGTTCTATCTGTGCTTGTGTTGCGTCATATAAGCCAAGCTGTTGTTGCAGCATGGTTGTGAGCGTGTGCTGGTAAGCATCTATTGCTTTCTGTCCAAGGTCTTCTGAAAGCAGTCCCCTTTGCTCAAGTCTTTTGACCGCATCCTCCCAGTTCATAGTCATTGTGTAAACTTGCTTGCCGAAATCGGATATGGTGTTTTTGAGGTAGTTGTTGAAGTTTTCTATTGCCGCCATTGTGTTGGAGATGTCTTCTTTAAAGAGATCGTAAACCTGCTGGATTTCTTCTTCGGATGATGCATTCTGGATGGCTTCCATGTAAGAGTTTATCCATTCGTTGAACTTTTCAGCATCGGCTGCATAAGCCTGTAGCTGCTCTTTTGTGAACTCCATGAATTGGGGAATGATCTCTTTGGGTAATCCCTTCTTGAGATACTCTTCTATTTCTTCACCTATATCTTTCCCCTTCCAGTTGTGTTCGTATAAAGTTATTTGATACTGCTTGAAAGCTTCTTCCCAAGTGGTGCCGAATTGGGTGTCCATCTGCTTGGCGAAGTCCATCCAGTCCTTGACAATATTAGTAACGATCTGCTTATATGCATTTTGAACTTTTCTCTCAGTCTCCTTTTCATCTTTCCCATGATCCATATCTGGGCGAATGCTATATGCTCCAGAAAGAGCTTGATCCATAGAAATCTCATAGGTTCCAAAACCTTCAAGTATGTGGAATTCGGGTTTCTTCTTTTTCTTTTTGCCAATTCCAAATACATCACTCACAACATCTCCAAGTATATTGCCCGCCAGACCTCCAACAGGGCCAAAGAAATGATAGCCTATTGCAGTGGTGGCTCCTGATATTAAAGATCTTTCCCAGCTTCCTGTTCTGAGATAGGTGGTCAAGCCGCCCATCAGTCCAGCAGAAGCCCAGGGATTCTGCTGGAGCCAATCTGTTACTGCTCCAAGAGGATACCAGCCTGTCTGATCAAAAGCCCATTCGGTAATGGTTGCTGGAGTCTGCCAGTAGCTGTTCAAAAGCTTTGATACATTTCCAATTAGTCCTAAACCAGTTAATCCTGCTTGTTGGTTAGATGCAGCTGCTTGTTGTGCAGTTGGGAAAATAATTCCTTTCAAGACATTACTCAGGACGCTCATTAGAGCTGTTGAGAGATAAACAGCGAAGCTATGAGCAAATGCTCTTGCAATATCATTAAATAATGCTTTGAGATAGTCTTTAAACTTTCTCAGATGTCCTCTAAACAAATCATTAAATAGCATTTCAAAGAAGTTCTGGAATGCTTCTTTCAATCCACTGGTTAAGTTCTTAATCAGATCAAGGAGACCACTTTTCATCCATGAGTAAATCTTCTGAATTCCTTTCTCAAGTCTGTGATATTCTGCTTCGCTAATGATACCTTCTTGTTTCAGTTTATCAATGGTATTTTTCATGCGGTTAAGATAGTCTTCAGCTTTAGAAGCATTGTCAACAAGAATATCACCAAGTGGTGCCAGAATGTCTTGCTCAACTGTTTTCTTGGCAAGTTGTTTGTATTTTTCAATTGCTTCGCTAATATTGACCCCTATGTTTATCTTCAGATCTTTGAATGATCTAAGTTCTTTGATTTTGTTAATTATGTCAGTAACCTTTTCATCAATTGGGATAAGATCCTTTGTAAGTGTTCTGTAATGTTCTTTCAGTTTATTTACTACATCAGCTTCCTTTGAGTAAATTCTTTCTTTAATCTTTTCTCTTTTTTCAAGAATACTGTTTATCTTTTCATCAATTTCTTTTTCCTTTTGTTTTAAGGCTTCTCTTTGTTTATCAGTGAGAAGTGCTGATCTTTCATATTTTATCAGTTCATCTCTAAGAGATTTGTAATTTTGTATTTGATTGGTATATATGTCATACTGTTTCTTTAATTCTGCAGTAGTTCGCTCATATCTAAGATAGATTCTTTCTGTTTCAGTGCTTGCAACTTTAAGTTTGTTATTTATTTGTTCAATTAGCTGATTGTATTTTTCAGTAATTTTTATTGACTCACTTTTGTAGTTCTTATTGACCTGTTGATATTTTGCAGCAAGTTTAAGGAGTTCCTTGTATTGATATAACTTTTCATTTTCCTGTTTCAATGTCTTGACTTTTTCTTCATCAAGTTTTAATTCTTCAAGAAGATCTTTCTTATTTTTATCACTAACAGTTGCAATCTTTTTCTTGAGATCTAATATCTTTTGACTGTATTCTGCTATCTTTTTAGTATTTTCTGCTATAAGAGCTTCTGTTTCTTTGATTCTTTCACTTATTGATACACTTATTGTTTCTTTGAATAAACCACTTTTACCAAGAATTAATTGAGATTGTTGTGTAGCTGCTTGAGTTTTTCTTAGTTGTTCTTCTATATCTGTGTATAATTTACTTAAGGAGTTTCTATATTCTTCAAGTAAATCCTTATGCTTCTTGAATCTTATTTGTTCATTTTTAATCCAAGTATCATCACCTGTGATTCCATATGCCCAGAGATTACCTATATCTTCAGCAACTTCCTTGTGAGCTTCACCTACTTCAAGAAGTGTTTCCTTAAATTCTTTCCAATGTGTGATTGCATAAATTAATGTTGCTGTTAGAGCAGCGATTCCTGTTCCAACGAGACTTATGGTAGCGGTTAGGGATATAGCAGATTCAGCAGCAGCCGTCATTGCTATTTCATACTCAGTTGTTGCTACAAAAAGAGTTCTTATTGACTCATATAAAGAATCAATTACGGATAGAAGTGGTTTTGCTGCACTGGCTGCTGTAATAAATCCTTTTCCAACTAATTCTAATGTTTGAATCAGAACATTAAAACCACCAACAATTAATCCAAAACCACCTTTTATAATTTTAGCCCCAAGATTAATTGAAGCTAATCCACCCAATATAGTGCTTATTTCTAATATAACATCCCAATGACGAGAAACTTTTTCAAATGCAGTTACTACATGAGAAGCAGCTATTGCAATACTTTCTAAAACAGCCTTTAATTTTTTACCTTCTTCGGTAAGTTCAATCATTCCATCTTTTACTTTGAAAAATCTATGTATTAATTTATCAAGAGTCTTGGTTAGTGTGTCATAGAATGGTTTAAAGGCAGGTTCAACTATTTGTAATTTGAATAGAGATTTTAATGTTGTTGATAAACCTGTTATAGTTTGTTGAACATCTCTTGCAGCATATTTAAATCCAGCAAGAATATCAGAAAGATGATAAATCAGTTCACCAGTTCTTGCCCAGTATTTAATTTGTTCCATTAATACAGGATTACCTTGAGCAACAGATCTAACAACCTCTGAATATTGTATTCCAACACCAGTTAGTAAAGCCCTTGTTTCTTGAAATATTTGTAGATTTATTCTTTGTCCCTGTGTTAAAACGGCTATTGCATTAGCTAAAGCAAGAATTCCTTCTCTTGCTTTTTTGTTGTGTAAATCAAGAGTCTGGCCATAGGCAGCAAAAGCACGAGCAAGTTTCATCATCTGTTCGCCAGTAAGAGGTGTTTGAGCAGCAAGCAGTTGAACTGTTTTGTAAACTTCTTCAGCTCTTCTTTTATTCACTTGATATGCAGTAGCTAAAATCTTCTGTTGATTTATGACGGAGGCGAGATGAGAAGTTTCAACAGCAGCAAGAGAAATAACAGCCATTTTATGATCTTCAATGGCTTTGGCACCTTCTTTGAAAGCATCAGTTACTGCATGAACTATTCTCATTATACCACGATAAACAATTTCAGCACGAACAATTGTCCAGACTAATCCTCTCCAAGTTCTATCTTGTTTTACAAGTTCTCTTGTGTGTTTTTGTGTCTCTACTATGACATCTCTATAAACCTTACCAAGCTGTTTATGTGTAGAAATAGCCTCTGTTACTGTTCTTTGTAGTTCCTTTATCTGTTCAGCAGTTAGCTTTTCATGGAATTCTATGTCTATGCTAATTCTATGCTCTGCCATGTCTGCTTTCCAATTCTATATCTCTTATGGCACTGTGTATCTTCATTGCTTTATAAACAAGAGTAACAATCGGATTTGGAAGCTCAAGCAGTCCTATTTTGCTGTGAAAAGGAACTTGAGCTTCCACACAACTTTTTATATCCAGTATCAATGCAAATTCATCATAATGTTTGTTAACAAATGCTACTGGGCATTCAGTTAAAGTTTTAGTTTTATTCTTACCAACAACTATAGGATAAGCAACAACTCCTATGTGTTGTTCTTTCGGAATATAAGGACAGTGTCTTATTCTTTTTTGATATTCATCACATTCAGAACAGTTCCAATTGTATTTGTTTGAAAAGTTTATTCCACATAATATTTCAAAATTCTCTACATTCATTTTCCCTTAACAGAAAGTTTCATTATACGATCAAACAGTTCATTCTGAACAGCTATGGGAGCTTCTCTTATTTTTTCCATAATAGTTTCTTTTATAGAAGGATCATCTACCATAAGACAGGTTTCAATTACTTCAAGAGCAAGATCCTGGAATTCATCAGTATCCACCTTACCTTCTTCCGCATTGAAATCAGCCAGTCTCTTAGCATATACAAGAAATTCCTCTCTGGTAAGGGCACGGATCTTAAATTCAACGTCATCAAACTTCACTTTCTCAGTGATAAAGCTTTTCAATACGAGCATAAAGACCTCCTTGAAATGGTTTTATATTCGGCCCAGGGACAAAATGAATTCCCTGGGCCATACTTATATGCTAATTAAATAAGAAATCTGATTTTTATATCATCATCAGAACCAGTATCTATTGCAGTGAAGTTGAGTCTTCTGAAGAGAATATCTTCTTTGTTTTCATTAGCAAGGTCATTAATCTGTATGTGTGGCAGTTCAATTATAACATGATTACCTTCATCACCACTATCAAGTTCTATTGATAGATTAATTGTTTCACCAGACTTGAATTTGGTAAATAGATGTTCTGGATCAGAAGTTCCAGGCAAAACTCCTTCTATAGAAAAGTTTCCAGTTACTTTTCTGCTTGTAACTATTGCACTGACAATACCATCAGCTTCAGAAGCACATTCTCTTAGTCTGACATCATTTCCACCATTGATTTCAAAACCACCAAGACAGTAAGTTGTAGAGGAACCTACTGTAAATGTCATGTTCTGAAGGAACAGTGGTTTCTGATCAGGATAGGTAATTGTAGGAAGTGTTTCAGCTACAGGATCACCAACTATTTTACCTGTGAAGTTGAATTCAATCATAACTCTTTCACCAACTCCACCTGCTCTTATGGTATAAGTTCCAATACAACCAGCAAGGACAATAGCTTCTGCTTTATCGTCTTCTCCAGCTGCATACCAGAGCTTGAATGAAAGAGAATTTCCACTTGTAGCAAGATTTGAAGTAGGTGTGTAATACATTTCACCTATGTATTCGTCACCTGAAGAAGGAGTTCCATCAGGATCAGTTTCAACATCAGTCTTGTTATACATACAAGCTCTTAGAAGTTTTCCTACAACAGGTTCAATCAGATTGGCAGGAGAACCGCCATCAGTCCCATCTCCTCTCAATTCACAGGTAAAGCTTATAGTGCCATATACAGCAGTAACATATTCAGCATCAGCACCAAAAGTGGGTTTCATTAGATTTCTTCTCTGTGTCTTTCTGGGAAAGTTAAATGTTATATCTTCTGCTGGTATATAAAATACATCGGAAGAACTCCAGTCTGTTGGAGGAGTTCCATAAGAAGTTTCAACATAGCCTTTTAGAACAGTTCTTTTAACAAGTCTTGGCAAAGCCATTGTTTACCTCCTTTCAAATAGAGATTTCATTAGTTTCACATATTATATGCTGTTAAGATACGAACATCAGCTATTCCAAAAGGATACAGCCAACCTTCATCTGTTTCAATTCTCAACACCTTTATGGGCTTGACAGAATTACCTCCAAGGAATTTGTCAGAATAAATTATGTTTATACTTTCCTGTATCGCTTTGTTCAGAATCTCAGATGTATTATCTTCATTGTAAACCACAATTCTTAAGATTACTTCAAATTCACATAAGTCTCTATTACACACCATTTTTCTTGTCTCAACACCATCAATAACAAATACAATTGGAGTTTCATAAGGCCTAATAGATTCAGTATTTCTATATCTTCTCGTGACAGTTCTTATTTCAGTCTTGTTATTATTAATTAAATCAACTATGTAATTTAAGATTTCATTCCTCATTTTTCAATCTCGCTATAGCTTTGCTAATATATGCATAAGCAGGAATGTGAACAACATGTTTGAGAACATAAGCGGGAATTGTTAATCCACCTATCTTTCTGTATTGAATTATACCTCTTGTGAAATCAGTTTCGACTTGTCTATTTATTGGCCATGGAGTTCCTTTCGCTGGAACTCTAAGTCTTCTCCCCTTTGATCTGATAGTTCCACCAAATTCTAAGATAGCGGCTGCTGGATGGTTTGATACAACGCTTTGTTTCACATGAATATCAAATCCATCTTCAGTTTTTTTCACTGACTTTTCAACATCAGTCATTGAAAATGAAGTGGCTAAGCTTTTTGTGTAATTATAATTCCATCCATGTCGTGTTGTATGTTTCATTTCACTAACAATCACAGCAATAATGTTGGCAAGTAACTTGTTTGAAATATTTGCAACAGATGTTTCTATTTGATTTGCCACATCATCAATAATTTCATCAAGAACAATTCTTGAAAAGTTAGAAGGTGTAAATTCAGTTTTAGCCTTATGTTTTGATCTTATGGTAATTTTTAATCCATTCATTGAAATGAACCTTAAAAGATTTTATATAAGTCAAGAACAGACTTAATATTGGGTGGAATATCTTCTTTAGGGCCTATAAAGGTTACTGAAGCACCTTGACCAGCTTTCGTTAGAAGATCATATTCATTCTTTCTTATTTTATCATACTTATACACAACAAACTGACATGCAGCGTCTATAAGATCAGATGGTATTTCATTAGTTTCCCATCCAGCTTCATAGATAGCTTTTAGAACTTTTGGTGCTTCAGTTGGAATAAACGATAAATGAACAAATCCAGTTGAAAGATCAACAAAGTAATCTTTATTTTCAATTAATTTTGTATCAGGCTCAAATTTTCTCGCTGGATCATAATAAAGTTCAAAATTGGAAATTGGAAAGTTAGATAGCATAAATGTGTTTCCAACATTACCATCAATGTATTCTGTGACTTGCTTTCTTTCAATTACTCTACCACAATAGTTTTCAATAAATTTACAAACAGCATCACAAAGTCTGTTTATAAAGTCTTGTTCATCAGTAGAAAAGCTTGTTGCATTATCATAAGTTAGATATGGCTTGACCTTATCAAAGTCTACCCATGCCATTACTTAGTCTTTTTCTTCTTTCTTAGTTTTTCTTCAGCATTTTCAGTCTTCATCTTCTTTTCTTTTATTTCAACCTTAACTTCTTCAAACCAATTAGGAAATGTTTTAATTAAATATTTACCCATATCATCCTCTACATCAAAGATATTTCCTTTACCCTTAAGAACAACTTTGGTATTGGCATAAAAGTCTGTAAGAAGTTTGATCTTCATTGAAGCCTCCTAATAGTCAGTTCCATAAGATTGATTATGATAGATCTACATACTTCCATCCAGTTGCTTCACCAGTATATACATACAGACGATAACCTGGCGTAGTTGTATTTTCATCTATAGCGATTAGAAGTGTAGGCACAGAAGTTTCTGGTGGTGTGAATGTAGAAAATCCACCACCAAAATCACCAGAGATAACTTTGAAAGGCAGAAAACCATGTGCATCTGTAAGTAAAGCTACGTTTGGTTCTGGTTGTTTACTTGTAAGTTTTCTAAAGTTGCCAGAAAGAAAATAATAAAACTCATTTTTATCTTTATCCACTTTGAAATGATTTATATAAAAATTCATTGTCACCTCCGACCGGTAAGATGGCTGGGGCCAATAAAGACCCCAGCCTTACTTATCTATTAAGGTTTAATGTTATAGATGAGACCAACTATGTTCTGTCCTTTCCAAGGAGTATTGAATGCGAGTCTGGTAGTGGCTACTACAACAGTCTGGTCGGTATCTATTTCCTTTCTGGAAGCTATCTTTACATCTCTTCTCTTACCAATCACAAATCCAGGTCTATAAACTATTGCAGCAACAGTTGTATCAGTTGTGGTTCCATCATAAACACCAGAAGCATTGAGATCTTCTCTAACAAATGCAGAGGGAACAATAGGTATTCCAAAGATCTTACCAAGTTCACCATTAAATACAGTGGCCTGAGCACCATATTTATCTCTGGTTATAACAAGAGGATTGCCAGCGCTGTCTTTGAGGTTGATAAGATCCTTGAGATAGACAGTTACTGAACAAACAAGAGCAAGCTCATTAGGATTCAGACCATACTTGCCCATAAGTGCTCTTGCATTGAGAATGTGATCACCATTAAGAGGAGATCCTGTTGCATCTACCTTAGCAGATCCAAGAGAAGCAACTTTTCTATAACCATCAAAAGCTTTTCTGGGATCGTTGGCAGCAGTCACATCAGAATCCATATGGGTGGCAGCAGTGTCACCATTTATTATGGCAGTTTCAACAGCTTTGGCTATAGCAGTAACAAGTCTCTTTCTGGCAACATCAGCTATAGGTATGATGCTGTCCTCATTCAGTTCCTCAGAAATCCTTATCTTAGCAGCTATCTTCTTAGCATCAAGTTCAAGATTGCTGGTCATGTTGGAAGAGCTTACATCGGCATCTATTTCGGTTCTGGTATTGGCAGTATTTTCAGCAACAAGATAACCCATTTCATCATGATAGACTATAGGATACCTATAGGGGTTGGTAGGCATATTGATCTGTTCATGCAGATCGGCAACAGCAAGCTGAACCATAACTTCTTCAAAGAAGGTTCTGGAAAGTCCAGTAGGAACAAAATCACCACCAGTTCCAGCACCAGTAGTAAATGCCTTAAATTCCTTTTCAAATTCATTCATAAAGAGTTCATCAATCTTTTCTTCGGGAACAAATACTCTGAATGCCTGCTTAGCTATATACCAAGCATCATTGAACTGATGAATCTTCTTTACAGTTTCATCATGAGCAGGCTGGCTGAGCAATTCCTTTATTTCGTAGTTTCCAGCTTCAGCTCCACCTATAAGAGCACCCTTTCTGACAGAAGCAACCTTGTCTTCAATTTCCTTAGCAAGTTTTTCTACAAGTTCCTTGGTTTCGGAAAGCTCCCTATCCTTGTTCTTCAAGAGATCAGTAGCTTCCTTGATAAGTTTGGTAAGTTCCTCAAATTTCTCCTTTGTAGCCATAACTATACCTCCTTCTAAAAAGTTATTTGTCTTCTTTCAAAGACTTAATTATGGATTTCAATTCAACTATGGTTTCTTCCAAGATTTTCTCTTCTTCAACCTCTTCTTCCTTTATAGTCTTAGTCTCAATGGCTTCAGCAATCTTCTGATCAATTATTTCGTTAAGTTTGCTTTCCACTTCAGATATGAATTTCTTTCCAAGTTCATCAAATTTGTCATTGATAATGTCTTCGCACAAAGCAGAAATTTCCTCAGCATTCAAAACGCTCATTTTCTGCTCCATGTCTTCCTCCTCAGCCTGTTTCTGTCTATATATGTTATTGTCTTCATTAACATTATCACTTGTAATAGACTTTTCACGCTTCCAGGGAGGAACATCATTCCACTTCTTGTAATATGATTCAACCACTTTTTTAACCTTTTCCTTATCAGCTTCAGGAATATTTACTCCACCTCTTGCACCCTGCAGAACAGCAGCTATTGTCATGATTGCTCTCTTACATGCATGAGGCTTACCATCAACTATATAAACAAAAGGAAGCTTATAAGCTGTAAGTTCCTCTTTTCTGTCTTTATCATACCACATGAAACATTTCTTATACTTATCAAAATTGATCTTATCTGGATCACCAGAACCATCAGATGAAGCCCATTTTCTGCACTGTTCAATAGCAACTCTTTTATCCCAAGGTTTATCTATTATTGGAAGATTCTTAAATGGCTCAACAGCTTTTTCTTCCTTATTGTGTCCATATTTAACATTCAAAATTTTTCCATCAGTTGAAACTTCAAAAATGGCTTCATGGTTTGCGGGAACGGTAACAACAGAAATTTCATGCAGATCAAGTTCTTTTATTACTCTTATACCATCCTTAGTCCATTCTTCACCACCTTCAGGAATGGAAAATCCAATGGAGAAGGTTTTAACTATTCCCTGTTCTATCATTTTCCATACAGTGTCAGCAGGTTCAAATCCCTGACCTATCTTGGCTCTTATCCACAAACCTTTGTCAGTTATCTTATAGCCAATAACAGTTCCTATTGGTTGGTTCAAATCATGATTGAACAACAAAGTAGCTATTTTCATAAAAGTATTCATTGTTTTTTCAAAAGCTTTAGGTTCTACAATGTCTTTCACTCGGTCAACAACATTAGTAGAAGCAAATCCTTCAATAATTCTTTCCTTCTTGTCAACAGTTTTTATCTCCCAAGAATCATTAGACATTATAAAACCTTTTACATATCTCACTCCCATGACTATCCTCCTTTTGTCTTCAAAAGTTATATGTTTCTAACAACTTGAAAGTCCTAATTCTTCTTCGGTGGATAAATATGGTTTGACATAATCAGCATACTTTCCAAAATCTACTCTTCCCTCATAGTTGATTATTTTTACTTCACCAAATTTTTCTAAGGCATGATTGAATCTTGTTATTGTTTGTTCATTCCATACATATCCAAATTCAGGTGGCATATTTTTGTAATCAATTATTAATTTCACTTTCTTTAGATCTTTGTGAGCTGCATCAAGAATTTTGAAACAATATCTTATCCAGTATGATTTCTTGGAAACGATAAATGGGAAAATGTAGAACCGAATGTATTCCCCATTTTCTACAACACATTTATGATTACAGCAGTATTTTTCATGTTTTTCGTAATAGATGCAATGTTCTTCTCCACATGCCTTACACATTATATTTTCACAATTCAAATGTATCCCAGATAAAATCAACTTGGCACTTTTCATAAATGTTCCTGTATTATCATAGAATTTTTCAAAGTCATAATTGATAAATTCCTTTATTAGAGGTCTAAGCATAACATAAGCAAGCATTTTGGCTCTAACATCCACATCTTGAATTCTTGGTATTAGTTTGTAAATACATTTGGTTGAAACATTCCGTTCAAAATACTTATTAACAAGTATGTATTCACCTATTGAAATCACAAACTTATACAGTTTCTTATAGCAAGGACAAATCTTTCTGTCCTCTTCTATATCTATCTTGTTTTTGTAAAATTCCAGTTCGAAAATGGCTGTAATTAACTTTTCAAATCTTTTAGCCTCTTTTAAATCAATTTTCAGATCAAATTCAAGTATCTTTTGTAGTATGTTTTCTTCATTTAGACATACCATCTAAATATCTCCATCCTTATTCAGCTTTGCGAAAATGAACAACACCTTATCAATCGTTGAAGAGAGCATTTCAACCTTGTGTAGAATTTCCTCAAATTTGAGTTTCATATCAGAAGTTGCATCGTCACTTGATTTTGAAAATTTATCAATTGAAGCTAAGATCGTTCTCATTGTTTCAACTACGCTTTGCAGATCTTTGTTAATTATTTTCAGTGATGATACAATATCATCAACCTTATCATCAAAAACATCTTGGCGAGTTCTAAAGTTGTCAAAATCATGTTTTAATCTATAATAGCACCTATCCTTTTCCCTTCTTTGTGTATCTCTCCACACAATAAAGAAAACACCAAGGGCAGTTATCAAAGTAAGAGTTTCAGTTAAACCATGTGTAGATGCAAAATCAAGAAATTTTATTAGTGCGTCCATTACTTATCACCTCTGATGAAAAGTTAACCAGCAACGGCAATTAATTGAAAGATTTGCAGGCAAACTCTTGTCTCCTGGATGATCTGCTTTATAACCACCAACATCAAATTTTTCATCTATGGGAATTTTCTTTCCATCAAGAGCAGCATGTTCAGGACGAGTTTTTTCATCAAGAACACAATTCCACTTCTTCATTTTGTAACCAGCTTCTTTATGTATTTCAAGATTAATTCTATTCAGCAGATAAGTTGTTTCTGTTCTTGCTATCAATCGTATTCTTTGTCCAACAACATCATTAACAAGCTTGTTATAAACATGATCAATTGCGTGTTCTAAAGATTGCTCACTTTGAATAGCTTTTGTTATATGATTTATAAGTTGTTTTCTTGTAGTTTCATCAATAATATCAGTAATTTGATAAGCCCAGTCCGTTATAATCTTTCTTATATTCTTAGGAAGTTCTCCTGTTAAAACAGAAAGATCAGGATTGATTTGTCTTTTTATGTCAAAGTAGAGTCTTTCTGCAATTGACATGAATTTTTCCACAATTTCTTCAGCAGTTAGAGTTCTTGCATATCTAAGTGCTGCATTAATTTCCTTTTCAAGTTTCGACTCTGAAACTATTATCATAGCTGAAATGGAAGAGAGCAATTTTTCTTTAAATCTATCCTTTTGCTGGCTATAATATTTTGGCAATTCATTAATGAAATAGTTTTCTACCACAGAATGAATTAATAGCCAGTCTGCTTCAGATTGATAAACGGTTTTTGTTTCAAAGAATTTTGCTGAATTGTCTGCTGCCTCACTGTCTGGTTTAAGTGTTTGATCTGGATTTCCTTCTTCGTTTTCAGGTTTTCTACCAGGTTCAACAGGGGTCATATTAAGAGGCAGCAAGAATTCATCACCACCTTCAACAGGTGGAAGATCAAAGAAGTGAACTCTAACTTCATTTCTGGTCATTACACCTCTATCCATAAGGATACCAGCAACTCTTGCTCTGACCAGCTTATTTTCCTTCAGCGCTTCAACACCACTGTAATCAAGAACGAATTTTAAGTTTTCATTTTTAACTATCTTATGCAGATTGAAATTGATTGTATCTTCAAGGTCTTTTGCAAGGGGAATAATTGTATCTTCCCAGAAAGATCGTCTTGCTTGTTCCATTCCAGAATAGTTTGCCTGTCTTAAACCAAGAACTTCAGGAGGAACTTTGAATACTGCTAAGATAGCATATAGTGCTTTCTCATGTGCCTCAATAGCCTGCATATCTTTAGGAACAACATTGATTGGTCTGAATTTCAATCCTTTTTCAAGAATTGGTATTTTGAATGCATTTGAACTACTTGCGTAAAATTGCGCCCATCTGTTTTCAAGATAGGTTTTCATTTCTTTTGTCAGAATATTATCAGTTTCAAGAACTCCTCTAAGATGAGTTCCATATTTGAAATATTTATTCAAGATATCTAAACTTTCTTGTAGTGTTTCAACTGGCAAGTCAAGAGAAGCCATAGGAGATAATCCATACAAATCGTCAAATGGATTTTGATATTTGAAGTGTATTATTTCATCTTGTTCATAAATTATTTCTTTACCATTAGGAAGTCTGTAGACATACTTGAAGGAATTTGGCCCATCTTGTTTAATAAACATTCTGTGTGGTTGAAGTAAATATATTGATAAAACTTTGCCAGTTTTTGTTTTGTTCAATTCCCAATAAGCATTTCCAGTCAATTCTAAACTTTCAACTGTGCCTTCAAGCAATATTCTAAAACTGTAATATGGATTAGGCTTCCTTATCAGTTTATAAAGTTCATTATTATAATCAACAAAGCTTTCTCCATCAGATGTTATCCGCAATGTTTTTGGCTCAAGTGTTTTTATTGCCGTGGCCTTCTTGTTAATACAAGCATAAATGTAGGGAGTTGCAATGAAACTTTCTACAAATGAACCAAAATCATAAGGTTTTACTTTCTTTCGCTTTCTTCCAGCAACATAAGGATAGAATTCCTGAGAATAAAATCTATCTAATTCTTCAACCGATTCATTATTTGGTTTCTTCGCTTTTCTTCTAAAAAGTTTCCATATCATATACTTTCTCCTTTATGTTTTCACAAATATATGCTAAAAGTTTCATCTTGATCAATAAATTCCTCTTCATCAAGTTTTATATCAATAAAGCTAATATTGACAGTATCAGAACCTACTATTTCTCTTGCAGCTTCTCTTGCAAAGAAAGATGCCATTACCGTATCAGAAAACTTAGAATGTGGAAAGGTTTTCAATTCTTCCAACCAGACACAAAGAGAACAATCACAACCATCTGGATGTTCATCCTTCATAGGGATTCTCCACAATCCTTTTTCAAATTCAGCAGCCATTGATGGAAGTCCTTTTTCAGGGTCAAACTTTTGGTTTCCTGTTCTATAACCTTCAATAGGTAAATCAACAGAACCACTTATAGCATTTATCCAGTCAATTAAGGCTTGCTGGTAAGCATTGTTCTCAATCTTGATTATCTTATGTTTAAACCTTTCATATTCATTCAGTATCATTTTCGCTGTTGTAACACTATCCCATCGTCCTATCTTAATAGAAACAGGAATTCTATGTCCTTTTTCATCCATAGCTAAAGTAAAAATAACATTTCTTGCACTTTGTTTAGTTCTGCCAGCAGCTAAATCTACTCCCATCACATAGATCCAGTTGTCTTTTGTTTCACCAAAGCTTAATGTGAAATCATAACATCGTTCTATTGCATTTCTATTAAATACGAAGTCTCTATCTGAAGCTACTTTACCTTGATATGCTCTTGCAAAGGCTGTTGGGCCAATTTCTTCAAGTTTCTTTTTCAATGCTTCTCTATCCATCCATTCAGGCCAGATAGGAGTAAGTTTATCATCAACAATATATTCAACAACTTCATACAAATCAGTTCTTTCTTTGAGCTTCAATGAAAGTTCTCCTTCCTTGTATGGAGTAAATATGTAGATAAACCAGCCACCTGGTGAATCCAGAACATTCATCCATGTGTTATAAAATGCTTCTTCCACTTTTTTTAAGTTTTCTGGATAAACAAGAGCGTTCCTTTGACCAATTATATCATCAAACACAATCAAATCACAATTCGAAAGGGTTAGGAATGGACAGCAGAATGAATGACCATTCTTCACTTGTATATCATACACTATTCCATCATACTCTTTTTCTTCTATCTTTCTTATGGGTATATAATAAAACAAATCATCACTCTTCCATCTTGTAGGCTTATAGTTGTGTTTCTTATCTTTGAATAATAGATCAGTAAGAAATCTTTCTTCTGATTTAAAGGACAATCTTATATTGAAGACTTGCTTACTGTTGATCTTTCTACCTTGTATAAACTGTTTTTTTCTCTCAGATCTAACAATGGATGGTAAACAATCAAAATCACTCACAAGCAAAGGTAACATGGTTGCAATATGCTGAGATGATGTGGTGATATTAATCTTATTTCTTACTTTACAACCATCTCCTCTTATATATCCTTTCAAGAACTCATATTTATTTTTCTTTGAAGCTGAAATCACCCAAGTTGGTAATATTTTATTTGGCGCTTTGTGCCCAAAAGTTGTTAGCAACTGCCAAATGAATTTGTCATGAAAAACTACCTGTGTGGTTGTTTGAGTTTGATATATTTTAGCTCTAATTCCAAATTTATTTAAGATCGAAACAACATCATTGATATAGTCTTGTTCGTGTTTTCCAAATGACAAAATCACTCTATAACCATTCTTTTTACCAACCATCTCTACATCTGTTCCATTTTCTATCCAATTAGCCAAACATCCTTCAGCTAAGTAATATCCAAGAAATCTCCAGAAATCTGTATCATAATATAACTTTTCAAATTGTCTTTGTCTTTCCTTATTTGAAAAGACTTTGTGTGTTCCAACAAATCTTGCTTTTGGAAAAGCAAGCATATATTTCTTCGGATTTTGTGCTATTTTTTCAGCTTCAACCCATTCTACTTTTGGGATGTTGTTTTCAATATATCTAACCAGAATTTTGTGATTTGAAGTTACTTTAACTGTAGCAAAATTTTGCATTGCTGATTGTATATGATATACCTTACCTTTGTAGTGATGATTCATTGTAGCAATAACTCTTTCAAATTTTCCTGTTATACTGAAGACAAAATCTCCTTTCTTAATTTCTTCTATTGGTTTTAGTCCTTTACTTGTAATAATTGGTGTTCCTTCAACAACACAGTGTGACCCTGTTGCTGCTGATAGCACGCCATAAGCTTCTACTGATGGGTCTGGTGAAATTAATTCTCTTTCAACATAAAGTTGTTGCGAAGACCAACTTTCTGTGTCAGCAGGTTTTAGATGTGGATACAATTGTCTAAGTCTTGGATTTCTCTCAAGATGTGTTTTCAAGAACTTAATTCTCTGCCTGGCCATTTGTTCACTTTCACAAACTATCTTAATTCGTAAATTAGGATTTTCACCAAGCAATGTGAGGATATATCCGAGAACAATGGTTGTTTTCGAGTGATTTCTGGCAAACTGTATTATAACTCCTTCTTTAGCTTCTTTTGGATCAAGCTTGCCAAGCTTAACTAACTCCTTTTGCATTCTCACTTTTTCACATGCTTTGATGACAGCCTTATGTGGTTCTCCATAAGGAATAAAGTTCGGTATTCCCCATGAAAGGATATATTCTATGGCTGCAAGTTTATTTGAACGGATTTTTTGAAGTAGAAGTTTTTTGTTACTCACTGTTCAACAAACTCCGATTCAAGAGTTGCCAATCTCTTTTCCATTTCAACAATATCATCATCAACAGTTTCATCTTCTCTATTATCATGTTTACTAAGTAACTTTTCTGATTTCCTTATTTCTGCATTGAGAATCTGAATAGCCTGCACTATATCCTTTACTTTCAATGATTTAGAGTTTTGCAGAAGTTCATTTAACTTCTGCAACAATTCTCTTCTTGTTTCAAGTGCATTTATAAGAAATTCCTTTTCACTTTCTTTTATTGCAGCTCTAAAATCTTCATCTATTGACATCAGAAACTTTACATAAGAATCCCTCATTGGTTTCCTCCAGCTTGTTTTCATTATTTATATGATGAACTTAATGAAGAAGAGAACATATAAGATAGGGCTAATCTATGTTTAAATTGTGTTTCAGTTGTAAATTCTTTTCTATTGATGGTTACTATTGTTCTTGTGGCAAAGGTAAATATAAGAATATCGGTTTTCTAACAGTAAATCCTTTATTCTTCGTAAGAAATGATCCAAGTCTCCTCTCCTGCCACTATCCTTTAAAAACAGCCTATCTAATTAGTTGTCAAATGATAGAAAGTCTTAAGAAAGAGATCATCAATAAGAAGAAAGTGGTTTCCTCTAAACAGTTGAAAAAACTTGAAAAACAAATTTCTGGTAAAACTAAAAAACGCTCTTGACAAAGCTTCATGTTCTTCTTATACTACTCTTAGCAGTCAGAAGATTTTGTTGAGGAGGTTAACCATGCTAAAAAAGTTTTTAGTGGGATGTTTAGCAGCAGGAATCATAACCACATCATCTTTTGCAGCTGACGATCTTGCATGTAGATTAGGTTATAAGACACATGTGGTATGTTATGATATGGCTACAGCTTTTCCAACTTTGTCGTGTTCGAGCATAAGTTATGATTTCTTCTATAAAATTTATAGAAAAACAAATGATCCACTTTTTGCCAAAGTTCTTTCTTCTATTTGCAAAACATCATGTGAAATACAAAGAAACGGTGGAAGAAAACTTTCTTATGTAAACTATGAAAAACTTATCTGCGAGAGGAGGTATGGAAGATGATTTATACTTACTTTTTCTCAGGTTTTGCGGCAAATGGTAAGTCATCTTTGATTGATTCAATTGAAGGATTTGTTCCCAAAGGTTATACTGTGGTCAAGATTGGCGAAGCAGCCAGAAATGTATTGAAATTAAATAACTTTCTATTTGACAAGTGTGATATGAATGAATTTGAAAAACAGATTCTTGCTTCAGAATATTACATATTGCAGTTTCTTGGTGAATTGGTTGACAAAGATGAAACTGATGAAAAGAATAATATTGTAATACTGAAAGACAGATTTATTCTTGATGTGGTTACATTTATGGTAATTAAGAAGCAAATAACGATGGAAGATGCTGCTGATCTGTGCAGAGCATTCTTTATGGAGCATTCACAGAAAGTGATACATAATTTTCATCTTTCGAATAAAATTATTTTGATTAATGGAACTGAAAATGAAGAATTTATTAAGAAAGCCATGCAAGATCCAGCAAGAAAGGAAACACTTGATGATTTCATTTCAATGCAAAGAAAATTTTATAGAATATGGTGGCAGTTGGCAGATAGAATGAATCTGTCAGAAAGATTTGATATAGTAAAATTTGCTCATCCTATTGATGATCCGATGACTCCATTCAAGATAATAAGCTTTATATTGACTGAATTGAAAGGATAATGGATAGTAAGGGGAAGACCATAGCAATACTTCAGCTTCCTAATGGCAAGATTATTACAAGAGAAAATCTTTGTTTATCTGGCTCATTGAAAGTAAAGATTTTTGGTATAGAATATGATAGTTGGCATGCTGAAGTTAGATGTATTCTTACTCTGATGAAGAATTCTTATTTTCTAAATCTGGTAAGACAAGAAAAATGGTTAGGTTTGACTGTTTTGAGATACAACAGAAAAGGAAAGCTGGCACCCAATTCAAAACCTTGTTCTGCTTGCTGGAAAGTTCTGAAAATTTTCAAGAAAAGATATTTGGGCCTTGACAATAAGTTTGAATTGACTTATATTAAAGATGGAAAGATAGAGAAGACTTCTTTGTAAGAGAGGTGTTGAATGAGCTGGAATAAAAACACAATCTATTCAAAGGTTTATGATACTATTGTAAGTGAATGGAAAAAGAATGGTGATGTGGTAGTTGAAGCTACATGTCCCGTTCCTGTTTATGGTTTGAATGACATAGATGACACTTATCGTCTGAGAATTGCTGTAAATAAAACGAGAGCAAAGCTTATTTATGAATTTATTCTCAGAACAGACGATTGTGATACGCCAGATTTTGTGAATGCGAAAATTGTTGATTTAGATAGAAACCTTTTGACGGAGGAAGAATAATGAAAATATCAGAGTTTAAGCAGTATCTTGTTAGTCTCTTTTCTGAATCACATGATGAAAAAGAAGCAGATGAAATAATACAGTTTGTTTCAGCTAATGTTGATTTTGATGATATAGACTTTACTGATCCTGACGCAGAAATAACCACTTCAGACGCACTTCTATTTACTTTCTGGTATGGAATTCTTTCGGCAATAATCAATCCTGAAGCAACCGAAAATGCTTTAAATATCGTTGCTGAAATGAATAACCAGACTGTAAACTGATGCGAGGTTGAAAAATGAAAAACAAGCTATATACTTACAAAGTAATAAAGATAAATAGAGTTGTTGATGGTGACACTGTGGATGTCACAATTGATTTAGGTTTTAACATTTTCAAGAAACTAAGAGTTCGTTGTCTTCACTATGATGCGCCTGAAGTTTATCATGCTTCTGAAGAGGAAAAGAAACTTGGATTAATAGCTAAACAGAAACTTGAGGAACTTCTTTTTTCATCAATACAAGAAAGTGGTCTCTACTTAAGAACTTACAAAGATCCATCCATTTATAGCAGATGGTATGGTGAATTTATTACTGAAAATCAATTAAATATCAATTTGATCATGAAAGAATACTGCAGGCAACTGAAGAAGGAGGTTTGAAAATGCTTGGTGTCGATAACATGCTTCTTATTAAGACACCAAACAAAAGCATGAAGTTGACACTTGGAGAACTTTCTCCTTATATTGTGGGAAATGTTTTTTATTCTCTTCCATCCGTAATAAATGAATATAGATTGATAGACTATCTCACTGGGATTAAGATAAATCATGAAAAAGCCGAATTTGAGTTTAGAGATATTCAAGTAGTCTCCTTCAACGACAAGCTGAATTTATTTGAATGGGATGAATTAGTAAAGATTGAAGAATTCCTTTATTCTGGAGATATTTATTTCATTAGCAATGTTTTCATTGACATTGAAGTTACAAACTTGAATGACATTGTATTTTGTGATTGTAAAAACCATAAGATTATTCCCCATGTTGAAGAATTAGATATTTTCTGGAAAGGATCAAAATATCAATATTGCATGTTAAAATATACTGGAATAGGAAATCACCCTCACTATCATTCTTTATCCACAGTCATAAAGAAACCAACTTCAAAAAGACCAGTATTTAAGATTTGGTTGAAGAATAATAATTGTGTTGTTCTCAATAACCATGTTGTGAGGTGTAAAAATGAATAAAAACTTCGATATTGCTTTCAAAATGGTTCTTACCTTTGAAGGAGGTTTAGTAAATGATCCTGATGATCCTGGTGGGATTTCGAAATATGGTCTCAGTCAAAGAGCCTATCCAAATTTAAATATTGCTGAGTTGACCATTGAACAAGCAAAGGAAATATACTTTACCGACTATTGGATAAAAGGAAAATGTCACAAATTACCTGATGGAATAGATATTTATCATTTTGATACTTGTGTGAATGTTGGAATAAGAAGAGCAAACAAATTTTTACAACTTGCAATAAACAAATCTTCAAAAACTGGATATATTAAAGTAGATGGCATTATAGGGCCAAAGACATTGGGCATGTTAGCTACTATACCTAACTATAAAGTTCTTACTGAATATGCTTGCATTAGAAATGACTATTATGTAAGATTAGCAAGCAGAAAGAATTTGCGAAAATTTCTCTCAGGATGGATAAGAAGATCAACGAAAGCTTTTGGTATATGCATGGCAAAAATCTTCGTTGAACAGGAGGAATAGCCATGGCACCATGGATACCTTTAGTTGGTGGGTTGGCTTCAAAACTATTTGATATTATTGACAAAGCTATTCCTGATAAAAGTAAAGCAATGGAATTGAAACATGAAATTCATCTTGAGTTGTTGCAGTTTCAGAATCAGTTATTACAAGCACAAAGAGATATCATAGTGGCTGAAGCTACGGGTCATTCTTGGTTACAAAGAAATTGGAGACCATTGCTTATGCTGGTGTTCACATTCATAATTGCATGGAATTATGCTATCTTTCCAATTATCAGTATTTTTGCACCTCGATTGAAACAACTTCCTATTCCACCAGAAATGTGGGCATTGTTAAAAATTTCAATATCAGGTTATATAATTTCAAGATCGGGAGAAAAGATCGTTACAATTGTAAAAAACAAAGACAATTCAAAAATGAATTCCAAGAAAAACAACAAATTCACAAAAATAGTCAAAGAAACACTATTTGAAGATGATGATGTTATTATGTAAAGGTAGTTATGAAATTTGAAGAAATAGTAAGGAATTGTCAAGTCTATATTGATCCGAGTTATTTGAGGATATGCTGTCCTGTTTGCGAAAATCATAACTTTGTAGATTATGAAATTGATTATGAAAGCAGAAGGATAGTCTGTTACTGTCAATCTTGCAAAATCAAATTTGTTGTGATGGAAGATGATTAGAAATACTTGGAGCGGAGGTATAGAATGAGAAAAGAAACTTTTGAGTTTTTCAGTTCTATCTTTGGTTCTAACAAAATAGAGTATTATCAAAGTGAGATCAGAAAAGCTCTAAATTGTATTGGTGAATATAAACATGATCATGGTTTTATTCATCCAAATATAATTCTTTATATTCAATCTAATCTTGATGATCTTTGCACAAAGTCATTCATCTATACCGTTCTGGAAAGCTTCATTGAAGGAAAAGATGAATTAGAAGTTGATGACATAGATTCTTTCTTTGTGGCTGATCCAGAAGAAATTCTTTTGTTAGCTAAAAGATATGTTGATAATTATAAAGGAAAAAGCATGCAAAATATCAAAAATGGGTCTGAGAATAGTTAGGTTTGTCTGTGATTCTATGAGAGAGTATTGTGCCACCAAAGGCTTCAACATAAGCAAGGGCATCTTTGATGGACATTATTTGTGTGGCTACAACAACTTTTTCTCCATCTGGTGCAAATTCAAAAATAGACTTCATCGGTCTTCCTGTTTTTCCGTCCTGCCAGACTACAACAAGAAATTTTCCTCTTGACATTTTAACCTCTCTGTTTTATAATATATGCAGAAGCTGGCAAAGGGGGCCAGAATGAAAAGATATTACGTCAACTTAACTGCTGGGCTGGCTTATTCAAAAAAGGTAGATAGTGATATTGTTTATTGTCATTTACAGTCTTCACACATAGAAAGTAAAGCATGGAACAAATTTTTTATGAGTTTACCAGATGATTTACTTTTTCATTTGGCATTAGGACATGAATGTTATATAATAGATTGCTCTGCTAACAATGGTGGAAAATCTAAGGTGATTAGATTAGGTATTCCAGCTATAAAATTATTGCTAAACAAGAGATGGTTTGATAAATTTGAAAGGATTGAACCTTTTGATTTAGATTATTGCAAAAGAATTCTTGATATGGCAGATAAGAATGTGAAAAACAAAGTGGATTATTTCAAGAAGTTTCTGAAAACTAAGGAAATAAAGCTATTTGGTTTATATGAAAGACTTGAAAAGGAAGATAGTGAAGAAATAATTAAGGGCTTTCTGGGGAGGTAAAGAATGAATGAATTTCTTAGTTTTTATCATCTTTTTAATGTTATTGAGCCTGTTTGCACTATCTTTGTTGTGCTTTCTGTTATTTCTCTTGTTATTTCAATTATTTACATTACTGACTACTCATCTGACCAAGAAACAAAGAGCAAATTTAAAATGGCTTTATTGAGTTCTGTGTTTGTATTATTTATTTCTATCGCTATTCTTTCTGCATTTTCCATTAGAATGAACAATTTATTTACCAAGTATGTTGCTAATGATTGCAAGAATCTGAAGAAGGCAGCTTTAATAACCAATGATGGTGAATATAAAATTAAATATTTCGAAATGTGTGTGGAGAGGTGATAGAATGAAATGGATCTTTATTGATGGAAGATATGTGAATCTTGACCAGGTGACACAGATAATAATTGATCCACCAAATGCACCTGAAAAGAAGTGGACAGTTGAATTCAGACTTGTTAATGGTGATATGTTTTATGTGAAGATGGAAAAGGATCGGTTATACTTATTGAAAATCTTTCTAAATAGAGAACTGGATGTGACAACTATTCCACTTGAGGAGGAAGAACTATGAAAATGAAGAAAGACAGGTTGTATAAAATAGTGAATGATGCCATTAAGAAAGCACCTAAACAAGCAAAGGATGGATGTTATGGCCCATGGGCTTCTGTAGAAGAATATGATTATGTTATCTTTTTACACAGATGCTGCCGAGACACTCAACTTGTTCATTATATCTATCAAACATTAGAAGAACATGATATAGATACAACAAAAATACTGATTTTGACTGAGTGGTAGTCATGAGAAATAAATGGAAAGAATGGAAATACACCTTAACAAAGACTAAGGCGAGAAGAAAAGTAAAAAGGTTGACACACAAAGCTGAAAGAAGAAATAAAAAGAAAGAAATAAGAAAATATCTGAGAGGAGGAACTGATGAATGACAAAACACTTATGATGGAGGTAGAAAAATGAAAGAAGTAAAATTTAGAGCAAAAGGAATAGAAGATAATAAATGGCACTATGGTCAGCTGATATGGAATAGATATTTGGATGAATATTTTATCATGGAAGAGTTTTATTTAGATAATTCTTTTATTAAAGTATCTCCAGAAACCATATGTCAATTCACAGGTAAAAGAGACAAGAATGGAAACGAAATTTATGAATTTGATATTGTTAGAGGAGATTTTCCCTATGCAGAATATGGAATTGTAATTTGGGATGAGGATAGATGTGGGTTTTACATTTTACCAGTTAATGTTCTTTTTAAGATTGCATCAGACAAATACTACAAAATGAATGCAAATAAATTAGAGGTATTTGGAAATATATTTGATGATTCAGATTTGATTTTTGATGAAATGATTAAAGAAACTAAAGATGAACAAGCTAAGGAATTACTTAATGATTTAAAAGAAAAAGGTGTTAAAATAGATGTAAAGCTATTGATAGATTTCATTAAAAAACCACCTAAAAGTAAAACATTGGAAGTAAAACTAACAAGACTAATACCTTATTGCTATAAAGAAAGAATAAGGAGCGAAAAATGAATGAAAAAGAATATGTCAAAATTATAGAATCAAAAGATCAATATTACCCTCTTTACAAAATCTTTTTTGATTTTGATATTGAATCTCCTATTCTGTATGCAGATGTAATCAAAATTCTTGAAGAAGCAGATGAAAAAACGAAAATTGAGTTATATCTAAATTCTTATGGTGGTTACATAGACACAGCCATTCAGATAGCAGATGCAGTAGAAAATTGTAAAGGTGAAACAGAATCAATTATCTACACAGCTTGTTCCGCTGCGTCTATCATTGCATTATCTGCTAAGAAGATTAACCTTAGACCTCTTTGTAAAATGATGATTCATCCAATACAAATTAAACAGGATTTTCTTGATGATACAATAAGGCATGTAAGATATGCCAATGCTTACAATGAATGGGAAAAGAAGGTGTTTCAAAAATATTTTAAAGGATTCTTAACGGAAGAAGAAATTTCAAAAGTTGTTGAACAAAGATACGAAATTTGGTTGTTTTATGAAGACATAAAAGAAAGAATAAGAAAAATGAGGAGGGAGAATGATGAATGAAAAACTGGAAAAACTAAAGGAAATAAGTAAAATACTATCAGAAGAATTTGAAAAGCTGAAACAAAATATGTTAAAAGAAGGTGAAGAGGTATGGAATAATCTAACCTATGATGAAAAACTTGCTCTTTTGTGTTACATATCTAAGATTTTACATGAACATGCCATGGAAGGAGGAACCTACCGTTATCTCATCTATGAAAGGTTTGGTTTTGATATGGATGCTTATGCTCCACTACAATTATGTGGTCTTTTAGCAATTCATAATTTGATTTCTGGTAAGTTAAAAATTGAGTTTGAAGATGAAAATAAATAGAGGGGTTCTAAAATGTATATGTATAAATATATACGAAAGAATAAGTTGGTTAAAAATTATCCTGAAGTTATGGAAAAGCTAAAAGTAAAAGAATATTGGAGGAATAGGGCAGAGTTTCTGTTAGATGATATCCAAAATTGTAAAATTGAGTTTGCTTTAATTTCAAAAATTTCCAATTTTCTAAAAGATTTAAAAAATACCCACTTTGTTTTAACCGATGAAGTAGAGTTATACTACAACAGATGTAATAAAATCTTAAATTGGGTTGTTTCTGAACTTTCTATTGCTAATGGTAATTTTAAGGAAGATATTAAATTTGATGCTAAGAGACACTTAGAATACCTTTGGGAAATGTTTTTGAAGACTTTTGTAAGAATGGTAGATGAAATGGGGAAATCAATTGTGGAAGAGATAGAAAAATTCGAGAGATTTATTGAGACTGAGCCTGAAGATTTGGATTGGTTTTATGATGCTGATGTTGTTTCAAGAGATATGAAAAGGAAAAGCTCTGCTCCATGTGCTGGTGAATATGCTCGTGATGATCATGTTGAAGACTATGATTGGTGGGATTTTTAAATAAATAGGAGGAGAAGATGATAGAGAAAAAGACTAATCTTGACATTTTCAAAATGTTCTTTGAAGGAAATATGAAATTTTCATGTGAAATGGATCTACAAAAATCACAATACGCTCTATTCTTTGAGACAGAAAACATAAAAATACCATTTTTCACAACCGACACATTGACAGAAAAGGACTTGATAAATGAAATTATACAAAGATTCAACCAACTGATCATAATCTATGAAATCAAAAACAGGATAGTTGATGGGGAATATATTCCTGTTCTATTCAGATTTGAAGAAATAAACAAAGAATTTGAAAAACCAGTCAACATATTCACCTTAGCCGAATTAGCAAACTATCTTCCATATGATCATGAATTAGCAGAAAGAATTTCAGTAGATTACAACTTACTTCTTTTCTTGAAATCTCTACATACTTTAAGAGAAAACATACCATGGAAAGGTTTCGCCATTGCCTTAAAAACCATACCTCCCTTCATTGAAGTGAACTTAGAACACATCATTAACAAATTCAACAAAGAAAACAATGCAAATATCAAGATAGAAAGAAAGAATGCTATTTACATACTGACCAATAGTTTATAAGACAGAATCATCATGCACAAGTTTAAAATAGCCATAGTTGGTTCCAGAAAATACAATGACTATCACAAAGTTGAAAAAGAATTCTTCAAGCTTTTGAGTGACTTAGGAAGACCAAAAGAAAACATACTTATAATATCAGGTGGCGCTAAAGGTGTAGATACCATAGCACAACAAATAGCAAAAAACCATGGAATACCCATTCTTATCTTCTATCCCAACTATTCAAAATATGGTAAGAAAGCACCTCTAATAAGAAACATTCAAATCATAGAACATTCTGACTTTATACTTGCTTTTCCAACAAAAGATTCAAGAGGAACAAGGTTTGTCATAAAAGAAGCAGAAAAGAGAAAACTTCCTTGCAGAATGATAGAAATATAACTAAAAGGAGGATAAATAATGAAACTCTTTGATCCATTAAGGGAAGAAATGATAGAAATAAATGAAAGTGATAAGACAGTAAAAAGAAAGAAAATAAAGAATAATACTTTTGAAATTAATAAATGCAAAATATTTACTTTCAATAAAGCGTTTATAAAAAAGTTAAATGAAAATGCACAAGCAAAAGCAGTAATCAAAATGAGAGATTACTTTAATTATGATTTCATAGGTTCAAGATATGCTGGTGAAGAAATAAGAAGAGAAATTGACAAATATCTATCCGAGGGCTACAATAAGATTGTAGTAGACTTTACAGGAATAACAGGAATCACTCAAGCATTTGGTGATGAGGTCTTAGGAATATATATTAGAGCATACGGAACTAAATGGGTCAGAAAATATCTTGAATTTAAAAATCTTCATCCTAATGTAGATGCTGTCTTAAGATTTGTCTGGAATTATTCAAAGAAAATGAAATCCCAGGAAAAATAACTTTAATATAACCTTCAATTATAAAATCTCAGAGAAAATGGTTCATAATCTTTAATTTCAAAAATACCAAAAAAAGAATTTGGTATAACCTGAATTTTAGAAACCTCAGAAAAAATAATTTGGTATAGTCCTAATCCTAAAAACCTTGGAAAAAATGGTTTTGGTGTTGTTCTTCCCCTCCCCTCCTTTCTCATTTTCGTGGACGCCCATACCCTTATAATGTTTGATAAAAACAACAAATAGTGAAAAAACATAAGAAAAACAATAACTTAGAAAAATTATGTGAAAAAGATAACAAATGAAGTGTTTTATTTTTGTAGTGTTTTAGGTGGTAAGAAAAGAATAAAAACAGTAAGGGGTTAATAAAAATCTGTCATTTTTGATTAGTTTTATTATAGTGAGGGAACCTGAAATATATCGCAATCACAAGTCCTAATAAACAGTAAAATTTTAACCTTGATAAAAAACCAAAATGACAACTATTTTTCAACCAGGTTTTGGACTCTAACAATATCTTCACCTAAAGAGAAGGTTGAGATTGCTCTTAAGGTATTGATAAATAAAGGATTATTAGCAAAATCATAAACCAAAACTTCATTATATCTGAAAGTGAAAAGATCAAAAAGACAATTAAATCCTCTATTGTTTGGTGTTTGCTCTAAGTCCCTAATAATAATGATCCTTTTATGGTAAGATGGGTAATTTTTCATGATCTCTTTAACCAAATGAGTGTTTTTATAATAGTGTTTTTTAGATCTAAAGATAAAGAGAATGATTTTAGAATGAGGTTTTGGGTTGAAACCTAAAGACCTTATAAGAGAATAGAGGGAGTTTGTATCTATCTTCCTGATTTTCAAGATTTTTCTTCTTTTCAAACCTCTTTTTAATCTATAAACTGTTAAATGATGGAAACCTAAAAACTGCATTATATGTCTTGTTCTCATGGCTTCCTCCATAAGCTATTATTGTGTCTCTATTATTATATGGGTTGCACGACTATATCGTGGTATATAGCCGAATAAGCTATAAAATTTTAACCCCTATTTTACTTGTGATATTTTTCACTAAATTGAGTGTAAAATAATAGTTTGCTTGTGATTGTGATAACTTTCTTATTTGTGGGTAATATTTAGGTAAGCTTGGAAGATATACTATCTTAACAAAAATAGTAAATTATTACCGGCGTGCTCGTGATCACATTCACAAATAGAGGGAAAAATACAGGGCAAGGGACTAAACCCCTTGCCCTGTGGTATGGTTAATTATCGGAAAATAGTTCATTAAAATCTTCAAATAAATCCTTATAATAATGGTTGAGGTAATGGTTAAAATACTCAATTACTGAATCCACAATCTCTTTACCATCCAACTTATAAAACTCTTCTATATGTTCCAAAGTCTTGATCAGGGCTTTTTCCAAAAGATATGGATGTTTTCCAAAACTACTTAAAAAAGAAAAAACATATGTTTTTTTATGCTTTTGTGTCAATCTCATTACTCACCCCCACAAAATCTTTCATAAAACTCCTCTAAGTTGATATAATATCTTGTTTTGTCCCTCCCAGTCTCCACTATTGGCACCCCCATATCAACAAACAACCTTACTATTTCCATATATTTACTCTGGCTTATTCTATTCTTTATCACCCCCCCTGCTTGTAGATAGTCGTTGAAGACAGACACACTAAGCCGAGTAACACCATCGGCAAGGAGCTCAGGACACAACTCCTTGAGCTCCTCAATAAATTTTTTCACATGATCCTCATATGAAGACCTTTTTAAGGCTTCCCTTTTCTTTTCCAAAATTTTTTTCAACAACATCCTCACACCTCCCAAACATTGTTTTATTTTAGGTTTAGTAAAATAAAAAGGATTAGGGACTCGGCCCTAATCCTCTTCTTCTTCGTAAACATCCTCATACTCTTCAAAACCTTCATCCTCTACAAAACCATAGGGGGAGGGAGCATCCTCCAAAATAGCCACTATGTTTCCAACGCTTGAGTTTATTTCGACCTTACCATTAGACACAAACTCAACCCCGATCTCTCTTTCTTCAAAAATATCCAACATCCCTCCAAACAAAAACTCTACACTACCCTCTGGCACTCCCATAACCAAACCCTTAGAAGACAAATTAATAGATATTCTATCATCCTCATTTTTAAAGTAAACATTTCCTGTAATAGATTCTCTTTTCCAAAACCTAAAACCTTCAGGCAAATACACGCCTACATAGTGTCCATATCCACCCAAATACAAATATTTTCTTTCATTATCCCATATCATCCTCATCCTTCCACCTCCCTTGGTTTTTGAGCTTGAGGTTTTATCCTCCAAGCTCGCCGATAACTATATACCCTCTTTTACCCTTATGCAACCCCCTTTTTCAAATTTTTTATTGTGATTTTTTCCTTATTTATCAGGGACTTAGGATTAGGTAGATTTTTTCTATTTTAGTTATTTTAGATTTTTATGTTTGATTGTGAATGTGATCACGAGGAATTTGTTATGCTTTATTTTTGAGTAATTTAGAGCTATTTGTGGTTTTTATGGAACTATGTTTTGGTATTGTGTGATGCGAAATTTTTCACATGGTAAAAAATTTTTTTATGCTTTATTTTTGAGTGTTTTAGGTAGGGTTTGTGATTGTGATAACTTTCTTTTTTGATACCTAATTATTTATATAGTAAGGTGAGTGAAAAAAGCTTTATTTTTGAATAAGTTAGGAGAAGGTCTAAGTTATTGATTTTATTTGTGTTATTTTTTGTTGTTGTGGTGTTGACAGGAACCGTTTAGTTATGGTATAATATTTTGGGGGAGAACGGGTGATTTTGTGAAAGTTACCACATTCTTTTATTTGTGTATTTTATTTGTAATATTTGGGTTTTCTATTTTGATTTGTATTTGTAAGATTAATTTAATTTTGTTATCTATTGACAAGTAATATGGTTGGACTTATAGTTTTTATGGTGAGGTTAGGATTGAAAATATTAATATGTGATTTAGTTGGTTAATATTGTAATTTTTGTTGTTGTGGTAAGGATTGATTGATATTGTTCTCACAAACACTATCTTTTGTTATCTCTATATGCCAGCGGTTTGCAAGGGGTTATTTATGCCAGGCAATTGCAAGCTTTTTAATATCATTTTTAATTTTTTTGTAAGTTGTTGATTTATTTGTGTTTTTAATTTTGAAGTTAAATGTGTGAAATTTTTCACATAAATGGAAAAATTTAATAGAGGGAGGAATTGAACCTCCCTTTGTTTTTTATTGTATGTTTTCTATTTTTCTTTTTATTTTGAGAAATACTTGTTTTGTTGATTCTGGATTTGAATAATAATTTACTGAAACGATTTTATTTGTTCTTTTATCTGTTATACAATAATGTATTCTGTTGGGGAATACGATGAAATCTATTGTAATGTTGGGAAGATATATGTAAATATCGTGTGATTTTGAATCTATTGGTTCATCGTATATTTGGCAACCTGGGAATATTTCCTTTGCAATATCTTTTATTTTTTGGATAACAGCATAATCGTAAGTCTCTAATTTTTTAATCATTACTTCACCTCCACTATTGTATCTGGTGTGCAATAAAATGTTCTTGTAAATGTTTTGCTATTATTGTATGTAATTACTGACCAATTTGAAGGATTTACTGCAAGTATTTTGTAATTTCCTAATGAAGTAGGTAATTCAGCTTTAATAGTTCCATTGTTAATATCTTTATAAATATCTTTTAGTTTCATCTTTTTCATTATTCCACCTCCTCTTTTTGATTTTTTGGTATTATACAAATTAACTTTTTTCTCCTAAATTTTGTCTTCTCAATTTTGAATCCTTTTGATTTTAGATATGACCGTATAAATTGCCTTGTGTAATGGTTGGTTGAATTTCTGTTTAATTTTAGTGCAATGAGATCACAGAACGGATAAAATGGATATGGTAATGTTATTTCCTTTAATGTTTCATCTATCAATTTTGCAAGGAAGCCTGTTTTAATCATTGCAATCCCTCCCATTAGTGCAATCCCTTCGTAATTTTGAATAGTAATAAGTCATAAATCCTTTTTGCAAGCTGAATCATTTTACCAATGTCCTGATATTTTTGCCATAATTGACGGATCAATGAAGTGTAATATCTAAGTTCTAATGGTTCCAAATACATAATGTGATTCACAACATCTGGATCATAATCAATTTGCAGTATAGTTGCAATTATTATAGCTCTCAGATAATCATATTCATTATCATTAATAAAGATGTAATGGTTTTTGTCAATCTTTTTGAATCCAAGTGAAGACAAATGTTTTTTCAATTTTTTAATATCAGGTGCAACTACACAATCAGCAAATTTCATTTTCTTTATGTAATCTGGCTTGAATACCACAATATTATTTTCTATAATGAGTTCATAGTGCATGTCTTTTGCAATCATTATTCCACCTCCTTTGAACAAATTATTTTATGAACAATATCACGATCTATAATTTCGCCATCGTAATAGAGATCATCTGAATAATCCTGATTGCAATAAGAACAATAACCAGGAAAATGCCCTTCGCAATCTATCACAATTTCACCATCAATTTTAACCCAGAATACATCTCCAGAAATGATCTTTTCAATTATACCAA